GTGGATGTGTAGAGTTAATGGGTCGTAAATTAATGTCAGGCGATGTATTAGAATTACCTCACTTAAAAGACGAGTATGCATTAAGTGATGACATGGTTGCATTGAAAAGATTTTATGTAGTAACTGATGTTACAAGACCTGCTAGCGGATATAGTCAAACATGGTACCCGCATTTATTACGTGCTAAATGTGAACCTTTAGTTGATAGTCAAGAATTTAAACAAATATTGGATCAAGATGCAGGTGACGGAGAAAATACTTTGCGAGATGTCATGTCTCAGTATCGTAAGAATATAGAAATTAACAATCAAATCATTGCACAAGCAGAAGAAGATGCAGGATTAAGTGGTTATGACACTGATCAATATTACATTCTTCCGTTAAAAGATGACGGACAAACTTTAGATGTTGCTGATGTTACAAGTTTAGATGCGGATGCAAGCCAAGATACACACGAAATAGATGCTAGTTCAGTATTTGTAAATCCTGATAAAGATGTTTATATCAGTTATTTGCAAGGAGACGGAAAGCCTCCAAACGGAGCACCTTATACTTTTGGCATTGAATTTCCGTATGGTCCTGCAAGAGGTGCATTTCATCTAAGAACTGATTATTTGCCTAATAGATTATTTAGATTTAGCGGTCAAAGTTGGGTGTATGTAGAAAGTAATGTGAGAATGAATATGACTAACGAGCCTGCAGACGGAGCACTTGCTCCTGCTGCTGATACAAAGCAAACTCAAGTAGGCAGTTTTATAAACAATAGTAATACTGCAACTATTGCAGGTTCAGTTGTTGAAGAAAGACAAAGCCTAAGTAAGGCGTTAAAGAAACAAAGACCACAGGCGGATAATTAATGGAACATTTTTATGACGGGCAAATACGCCGCTACTTAACACAATTTATACGATTGCTTAGTAACTTTAGTTACAAAGATAGCAGAGGTAACCTTGTACAGATTCCAGTTCGTTACGGTGACATGACTAGGCAAGTTGCTAGCACTTTAAAGAAGAACAGTGAAAACGTTTTGGCTTCTGCACCGTTTATCGCTTGCTACATTAAAGGACTTGATTTTAATCGTGCAATGCTACAAGATCCTACGTATGTTGGCAAAATGAATATTCGAGAAAGACAATATGGCTATGTAGATGAAAATCCAGAAAGTCCTACTTACGGTCAAACTATAGAAGATTACGCTAATGTGCAAGGTGAAAATTACACTGTAGAACGACTGATGCCAATGCCTTATAAACTTACGTTTACTGCAGACATATGGTCAACTAACACTGAACAAAAATTGCAAATTTTAGAACAATTGCTGGTATTGTTTAGGCCTGCACTAGAACTTCAAACTACAAGTAATTTTATAGATTGGACAAGTTTAAGTTATGTGGAATTAATGAGTACTAATTGGACCAGCAGACAAGTTCCTCAAGGTACAGACAATGATATTGACATTTGTCAGTTGACTTTTGAAACACCCATATGGTTGACAACTCCTGCTAAAGTTAAAAAATTAGGAATTATTACAAAAATTATTGCTAATATATTTTCAGAAGAACCAGGAAGTCTTGCAGAAAATGGTCAATTGGCATTTAGTCAACCCGTTGGATCAGTAGTAGTTACTCCTGGAAATTTTTCTTTACTATTGAACAACAATAATGCAAAGTTAATGGCTCCTGGTGAAAATTTAATTAGAAATGATTTAGAAATCATACCAGTAAGAGGCGGTACTGAAATAAACTGGCAAACATTATTAGATGTTTACCCTGGTAAGTTTAGATCAGGGCTAAGTAGATTGGAACTAACGAAACCTGAAGGAGGAGTAGTTGTAGGATACTTGAGTACTAATCCGTTAGGTGAAACTGAAATGGATTTGTTAAGTATTCAATTTGACAATGAAACTTTATTAAATACTGACATATACGATTTAACGCAGTCTTACAGTAGAGGTACGATTAATGCTGTCATTAATCCATTAACTTATAATCCAGGTGATCCTACAATTGACACACGTTATCTGATATTAGAAGATATCGATTCTACATCAGATGACGGTCCGACTGCTTGGCAAAATGCCAACGAAAGTAGACTCAGTGCAACTGCTAATGACATAATTCAGTGGGACGGTGTACAATGGAATGTGATTTTCAATTCAACCGCTGCAACAGAAGTTATATACATAACTAATTCATATACAGGAATACAATACAAATGGGACGGTGAGCAGTGGTCTAAGAGTGTAGATGGTATGTATTATCCTGGAGAATGGCGATTAGTTTTATGACCGATATTATTGCAAGTGGTGGACTTTTTCTTGCTAAAGACACAAAAAGATTTTTATTCTTATTGAGAAATCAAGGTAAAACTGCAGGAACTTGGGGTATTGTCGGAGGAAAAAAAGAAGAATCTGATACTACGCCGTATGCTGCACTTGAAAGAGAAATATCAGAAGAAGTGGGAAAAACTCCCACCATTAGAAAAACAATTCCGTTAGAATTGTTTACAAGTGAAGATCAACACTTTTATTATCACACTTATATTTTAATCATTGATCGAGAATTTATTCCTACACTTAACAATGAACATGTAGGGTATGCATGGTGTGACTTAACTCATTGGCCTAAACCTTTACATCAAGGTGTAAAACGCAGTCTTACAAACAAGACTAATAAAACTAAAATAGAATTATTGTTTGATATTATTGGTTAATTACCAAGGTCTATTTAAAGTGGAAGTTGCAGGCAATCGTTGAGAATCAATTTGATTAGTGATCACTTCTTTTAAATCGTTTAGCAATTCTTCGCCTAACGCATCTATTACCCAAGTTTCTACCACTTGTTGTGTTAGTAATCTAAATGGTTTAAATGAGTCGGCTTCTGGACTACCTACATCAACATTACCAAATAACTGATGCCCATGGCCTTCGCCATCATGACCAGTAAGTACATATTCAATATTGTAGACAACATCACTTAAACCGTCCTGTGAAGGTCTAGTTTGAAATCTCGGAAAATCCCATTCGTAAGTAATCATAGTAGTATTTACCTCCAATGAGGACCTTCGTACCATCCAGCAAGGCTATGTCGAATGCCGGTTGTTACTGGCTTAACTTCATGAAACACAATGCTAGGAAAGAAACAAACGGTGCCTCTAACTCGCATATTTTCTTGATTAGGTAATGCACATACATCATAAAAACAAAGATCTCCGCCTTCATAACTATTTTCATCTGATAGTTGAACAGTAAAACTTATTTTTCTGTGTGTAGGTAAAGGTGCTAAAAAAGTATCACAATGTCTTTTATAACATCCTTGTTCTTTTTCATCATACGATGCAAATTGTATTGCAGGAAGATGGGTGTAATCTAATTGAAACCAATCTGCATTAACTTTTGCAGTTAATTCATCTATTTCTTTATAGAGAAACTCCCATTCGGGAGTTCTCATTATACCACGTATTGTACTTCGACGCCAATCAGTAACTTTGCTGTTGTCTGGACCCATCTTACCTTGCATTTCTGGCAGTTGTAATGCTTTGCTAATTATAGTATTGCATTGTTCTACCGAAAAATGACTTTTAAGATAAGCCCATTCGCCTTGCATTTATTAGACTGGATCTGGAGTTGGCGTATCAGACGCTTGTTGCGCTTGGTTAGCAGCAATTTGCTCTGCAACAGTAACTGTAGTTGATGTAGTGTCCATAAAACTTACAGTCTTGCTTTGAGGAACTAAACTTCTCTCAACTACAGAAACTGCAACTTTAGATTTAACCCAATCTACAATCTGTGTTCTCGGTAATTCAGCAATTGAAACATATCCAGTTGATGTTGTAGGTAAGTTTAAATCAACTACTCCGATTTGATCTTTTACTACGCCGTTATCTCCAGTCGCAGTACACTTCCATACTACTCGATATACTACATTTTCTAAACCATTGTACTCTTCGTACATCTCTATAGTTTCTACGCCCCAGTCATAAGTTACAGCCATTTTTTATCTCCGATAAAATTAATACTGTATTTAGTGTTCTGAGCCGGGTCCCATTGCTCCGCTGCCGCCTTGCTGCTGGATTTGAGGTCCTACTTGTTGTCTAATTTCGTCAACTACTGCAAAACATTGCTCGTATGGTAATTTACCTAAGCCTGCCATAACAGTGTTAAGTGCGTTAATGTCTAAAGACAATTCAATTTTTTGATCTGGGTTCATTTTATATCTCCGTTAAGATAAAATTATTTATGTATGTAGATAATGAACAATAAAATTATCGTTCAGATCCGGGTAATTCGTTTGGATCGTTAATATCTCTAGTTTCCGGAATCGGCGCAACTGAAGGTTCGTTATTCCATGGTAAGTTAGGTTCGCTTACATGATAGTAATCAAGTTTCTTTTGAATTCTTTCATCTATGTGTGCTTTATATGATGGATTAGAATCTATCGTTGTTTGAATCCAACTTAATACAACTTCCTCAGTTAATTGAGAAAAAGGTAAAAATTCTCCTTCTGGCACATTAACTGATGTAAAGGGCGTTGCCCCTATAAAAGAAGCAGTATGACCGTGTTCATCTGTTCCTATTTTTTCCCAGTGAGTTTGGACAACTGCGTCAGTATTACTGCCTTCAGTTTTAGTTCTAAGTCCGGTGATTCGCCAAGTATAAGTTACTGACATATTATTCCTCTACTGTATCTGCATAATAATCAAGAGTTTTTAAGTAAGAATACGCTTGCTCAATAATACTAGCAGATGAATTTATATCTAACGTGCAAATTAAGTTAGATTCAGTTTTTGTTTCTGCTTGTAAATCTGCGGGTATATCAGTAGGATACACTCCTATATTTAAAATAGCAGATTTACCTGCATCTCTTGCCGTTTTGTTATAATACACTTTAACACACACTCGTCCGTAGTATCCTTTTTTCCACACATGGTCAGGCGCACTGTCCGGCCTGACACCGCCGGGATCAGGTTTGTCTGATGGAATTTTGAATGTAATTACATCGCTAACTACGTGGTATGCTTGATCAGCAATAATTCCATTTGCTAGTTCAACACTTTTAATTAGAGCCATTTATTTTTTCCTTTAGTTCTTCTATTTCTGCTTTTAGATCTTTAATTGCCTGTATTAAGTAGGGCGTTATCTTATCGTATTTAACAGTTAGATAACTCTCCATGCTAGAACCTTTACCTGCTCTTCTACCTGCTTTATTTTCAGCAACAGCAATTGGTAATATTTCTTGCACTTCTTGAGCAATTAACGCAGTTTCTTCTTGTCCTTCTTTAAACTCTGGATTTACTTCTCTTGCTAATGCATTCCAAACAAAGTGAGATGGTACTAGTTTATCAATAAGTTCTAGACCAGAACCTTTTGTTAACGGAGTAATATCTTGTTTTAATCTACGATCTGACCAGTAAGCAGTAACTTCTCCTCTTGCATAAATGTTATTACCACTAAAATAAAACTTCCATCCATCACCTTCTCGATGAATACCACCGTCATTGTTATTCATCATTAACGCTACACTAGTAGTAAAGTGTATACCACACCAACCATTTCGTGTTCCGTCTACTCTCCATGCTCCGTAAGTTGCGTTATTTGGATAAAAGTGGGCACCGTTGGTACCAGAAAATATACCTTGGCTACCAGCAACGTTAATCCAGCGGTCCATGTAGATATAGTTCGAACCACCGTTGACCTGCATAACACGACTACTCATATCGTAATCAGTGTAGAAACGCATACCTTCATAACTTGTGTTTGCACCAAACTTAATACCAGTATGGAATGCAATACGTAAGTCAGGATATGGAAATCCCCAGCCACCGCCTTCTTGGAAAATTCTATATGCGTGGCCACCGTTACCGCTGTTGCCACCTACGCCCTTTGGTTCCCACCATCTACCATATTGACCTTCATTGTTAATAACGTTAAGGTTAGATGTACTTGCAGGGTCTACATAATAACCAGTATTGTTTCTATCGTAGAAGATGTATCCACGGCCATCATTCCAATATAACAGATCGTAAATTTCAGTGTCGCTACCATTAACACGAACTTTCCACGAGCCGCTTTGGTTTAATAGACCTGAGTTGCTGCTAGTATCACAATATAAGTGTCCTCTAACCGTACCATTATAACCAATACGCAGTCTAATACCGCCAGACGTAGTTAGCCCAGTGTCCCAGTAGTTGCCTGCGCTTGCATACCAGTGGTTTGCGTTTCCCTGGTTATATAAACCGTTGCCACTAGTGTTGTTACGGAACCAACCGTTGACATAAACTTCCTGGAATGTAGGACTGCTCCCACTTGAAACAAATCCCGGTCCGTTAGTCAATTGACTTAGGTTAGTCAATGATCCATTGGTCCATACTAATCTAGAATATCTTCCAACACCGTCCCATTGTGTTTCACTGTTTCGTCCAGTTCTAATCCACATGCGATCATCGTAGTGGAAATACATTTGAACACTACGAGTAGATGAAGTGGCGCCGCCCATATGGAACAAGAATGTGCCATATCCTGATTCGTTTACTGTGTACCAACCGGAGTTTAATACTCCTTCTGTTTGAGAGCCGCCTGTTATTGCTCCTCTGTAACTTAATGACTGACTTGCTCCTGTAACAAAGCCCGGTCCGTTAGTCAATTGACTTAGGTTAGTTAAGTTACCATTATGCCATACTGTTCTTGCAGAGCCGCCTCCGTTTGATGCACTATAGACGTAGAACACATCACCGCTGTTGAAACGGAACTTCCATCCACCGCTATGATTGTACCAGCCAACAAGGTTTCCGGAGGTCATCATACCCTGCTGACCTGTGCTGGTCAAATACATCTGGCCCCAATATCCGTTCTTGCTTCCTTGGACTAAGAATGAACCGTAAGTTGCAGGGTTAGGATGGAAGTGTGTTCCTGCTCCACTGCTTGGAAAATATAAGCCGTGTGTTCCTGTACCTTGCAACCATGTATCTAATTGATAATAAGTATTACCAAACTTGCCTAAAAATCCAGGTCCGTTAGTCAACTGACTTAGGTTAGTTAAATTAAAGTTGTTCCAAATTTTACGCCAAGTACTGTAACTGCCGTTTTCAATGCGACGATTGTAAATATCACCGTCGTTGTAGAAACTCATTGCAATCTGGCCGCCGTAATTATTACCAGTGTTAGTATGGCGAACATGTATTGCAGTATACCATGTACCTGTAGGAGTACCGTTGTTATAGGCGTTATAGAATCCAGAAGAAAGTGCTTGTGTTAACCCGGTTTCTGTTGTTTTAGTAGAATTTTGTCCGTAAACAATACGATCAATAGTGACACCACTGATGCTGCCTGCTGAACCGCTCGATGTAATAAATCCCGGACCGTTAGTCAACTGACTTAAATTACTTAAATTACCACTGTCCCAGTTTGTATTGCTGCCTCTTGCATATATAGGACGGCCGCTGTAATAGTTTAAGTACAAATCATAGCCGTTAGCAGCGTCAATGTGTAAATTTCCATTAGTTGCCGCCACAGTAGACTTAGTAGCGTCAGTTCTACCATTGCCGCCGATAATTAAATCTGCACCCCATGTACTATTAGGACCAAAGTACGCACGACTATTGCCTTGGAAACGAACGTCACCGTTAACATGTAATCTATGAGTAGGATCAGGTACATTAATACCAACATATCCATTAACTGGATCAATTGTCATACGTTCGTTAGGTATGTCTGCGCCAGCATTACTAGTACCAGTACCTGGCTTGGTAGCAAATACTAAGAAACTTCGTTCGCTACCAGGAGTATCATGCAATCGCAAACCTATCCATGCATGCGGCGAAGTATTATAACTTGTGCTGTCGTCGTTTAATGTACCGCCGCTGTAGTTTAACAAATGGTTAAACGCAATACCGCCGTAGTAACTGTTTGCAGTTGTAATACGATTGTTAAAGGGACCAACTTGTAGAGCATAGGTGCTGTTGTTGATAGTGCTGGCGCCAGTTCCTTCAGATGTAAACATGTGATCGCCACCACGGAAGTCAGTAGGTCCTGTATAGTATGCAGATACAAAACTAGGACCGTTAGTCAACTGACTTAGGTTAGTTAGGTTATCGCTAGTGTGAATTCTTGCAGCAGTTATGTTGGTTTCAACTGTACCAAAACTACTGTCTATACTAACCGACCAGCCGTCTACCCATTGTGTATATCCAAAATTATTGTACCCTGCTTGAAACTCTGTAACAAAAATTTGTGGGTATGACCATACTGTTCCGGTTTCTCCAATCCAGATAGCATTTTTCGTTCCGTCATGTCCGAAGCGTACATTAATGTTTCCGCCACCGTCAGTTTCTTGTGTAGCAAAAGTGTTATACCAGCCGCCTGGACCATAGTTGTATCCGCCTAGTTCGATACTTCTACTAGTTCCTGCACCAGTTCCACCAGCGTATTCGAAAATCTTGACAGTCATTCTCATCATTGTAGATGAACGATACTGCGGTAACCGAATTTTAATAGCACCAGTTACTGCATTAGTTCCAGTAGCGTATGCTGCTCCTCCAGGAGCATAGATTCTTAGTGCTGATGATGTTCCAGAAGTATCAGCAAGGCCGCCGCCTGTTGTTCTTACATATTGAAATGTTGCAATGCCGCCAGCGCCGACATATCCGCCACTGTTGCCCAACTGACTTGCATCAGTTAAGTTTCCTGCGTGCCATATTTGATTTGTACCTACATACGGATTATAACCAAATGTAAATCTACCTGTAGTCGAACTTACGTCAAAGGCAGCATCTGAGCGTACTGCTACAGATCCAGTAAATCCGTTCTTCATTAAGATGAACTGGTTGGCAAGTCCGCCTGCTTTACCTATTAACCATGTGCCGCCGGTAACGTCTGCTGTAGAAGGGAGATATAGTCCGGACCAACCACCTGGGCTAGGATTAATTCGAATACCTTCACTCCAACTGTTTCCGCCTGGGTTAATTTTTAGAGCAGGTGTTGTACCTGATCCTGCTACAATTGTTGCTCCTGCACTTGCAAAAGTTGCAAAATTACTAACAGTGCCGCCACTAGTAGCCCAAGTGTTTCCTGTTCCAAATGACAGCGTACCGTTAGCCGCTGTAATAATATTAGGATTATTAGTGCCGCTGCTATCTTGGTTACCCATTAACAGTTTCTGTGCGCCACCAGCATTGGTAATACGGAAGTAATCTCTAACTGCACCTGTACCGTAAACATCTAATGTATACGTCGGACCAGTACCACCACCTACTGCTAGTTTGCCGCCGCCACTTGCAGCATAGACGTTGCCATTTACATAATGATTTAGATAAACACCCTTGCCAGTAGTAGATCCATCAATAATGATCTGTCCTTCACCGTATCCTTTGATGTTAGGGGTGCTGCCGACACGATCTAGATAAAGTACATCGCTTCTTTGATCAGTTACATCATAAATTGCACTGCTTGCCAAATACCAAGTTAATGGTGCTCCTGCACTAGGTGCTGCACCGCCAGTTACATAGAAAAAGTGAGTACTACTAAAACTACCACTATTGCCACATATAACAACATAAGAATATTCTTCCCACTTGCCTGTGCCTGTATTATTAGTTAACCAGTAACTTGTTCCGTTAGTACCGATGGCATTAGAACCCCAGTTAATTGTTCTGCCTGTTGGTAATTTCGCTGTAAAAGTTGAAACTAAAATTGCATTGGCTCTAGTACCTACGGCAAAGTTAAAACCACCAAACCCAGGACTTGCAACAGTTCCTGTATGATTAATTGTTAAAACATATCCGCTAGTAGTAGGAGCATTAATAGTTGAGTTATTTGCTGTTCGAGTAATAGTTACATTACTACCACCAGAGTTATTGTAAACATTGATGTTGTTACTTCCGCTTAAGAAGTTTTCGTCCAAGTAACTGGGATGTTTTAGTCCGCTTCGAACACTGTGAAACGCAATAGTTGGAGAACCTTTTTGCGTGGTACCAGTAGTACTATCCCAGTTTATTTTACCGTCAAACTGTAATGCGCCACCGATATTTAAATTTGAACCATCAAATGTTAAATTATTACTACCAGCAAATAAGTTTCCACTATCTTTATAGATAACTTGGTTTGCTCCGCCAGCACCAATACCTGCACCAGCAGCACCTTCAGGGCCTAACTCGCCAGCCATACCAAATGACACATTAGTTAATGAATTATTTGTATAGTTAAACGAACTATCAAAATATAATGCAGTTCCCATTATACGGGAAACTTCTCTCTGCATTACTCCGTCTTTGTAATACCTTACAAAATATCCATCGTAAGTAATTTGAAATTCTGTTGAAGTAGTATATGTTCCCCAACTACCTGCTACACTTGCTCCGCTTTCATAAATTGCAACAGAACCGTTATTCATGTAGTATGAATAATCAATTGAAGAGAAACTTGCATTTGCAGCAGGATCACTGTTTAAACCAAACATCACACGATAAGTAGCAGTCCCGCCTGCTCTTGCTGCAACTGCGGCACCTCTTACAAATCCTTCTGCTGAATATACATGAACATCCCAAGCACCGTTTGATCCACCAGTTTTTGTAAACACTGTATAATCAGTAGATGATACTCCTGTTCCTAAAATAGGAGTCCATGTTCCTGCTCCTCTAGGACCTGTAGCACCGGTTGATCCATTAAAACCAGTTGCGCCCGTAGTGCCGCCGACTCCGCTCGGTCCTGTAGCACCGGTTGTTCCCTGTAAACCAGTTGCACCAGTAGCACCTGTAGTTCCAGTATAACCAGTTGCTCCTGTCGAACCTTGGTTTCCTGCGCCACCGGCTGAGCCGCTTGCTCCCTGAGGACCTGTAGCACCTGTTGATCCTTGGTTACCCTGAATACCGGTAGCACCAGTAGCACCGTCATTACCTGTATTACCGCCCGGACCAGTTGCACCTGTTGATCCGAATGCACCTGTTTGCCCAGTAGCGCCTGTTGTTCCGTTTAGGCCGGCAACTGAAAATTTCCAAGAACTGTAAGTTTGGCCCGGAAAACCTGCTACTGAATCTACACTAACAGTTATGTTTAATCCCACAATACCCGTAACAGTACCTTGAATATAGTTTGTAGGAACTGCTGTAGAAGTAATTTGTACTCGGCCGCCAATTACATAAGCATTTGCTTTGTTAACAGTAAAAGTTCTAGTACCTACTGCTGTTGGATGACTAGTTGTAGATGTAACATCGTACCCCAATCCGCTAGCACCTGTTGCTCCTGCTGAACCTGCGCCGCCTGCAGCGCCCGTAGCACCAATGCCGCCTGTTGCACCAGTAAATCCTGTAGCACCGGTTGCTCCTGTAGCACCAGTAAATCCTGTAGCACCGGTTGAGCCTGCGTTACCTACTGTACCGCTTAACCCAGTTGAACCAATAGGACCTGTAGCACCGGTAGATCCGTTTGCTCCTGCTGCGCCGCTTGCGCCCACTGGGCCAGTAGCGCCAGTTGCTCCGCTTGCACCAATAGGACCAGTAGCACCGGTAGCACCGTCTACACCTGCTACGCCGCTTGCGCCGGTGCCAGGAGGCACAAATTCTAATGTGCCTGTGTTATCTGCTAATACTAGTTGCCAACCGCTGGTATTAGCAGTATCAGGTAATGTTAAGGTAACAGTGCCCGTTGACGGCGATTTAAGCGTTACGCTGCCTGGTGTGTTGGTATCAAAATTTATTGCCATAGTTTTCTAACTCTTATCCAATATTTATATGTTTATTTTTAGGTAGTTACTTCTACAGTATCTACTCTTGCAACGAATCTAACAAAATTACTGTCATGGCCTTTTGCACTAACTTGCAAAGACCCATTTGCAGTGTCTGCTACAACTTCAACATCGTACCCAGTTAAACTTGACCATATTTTAGTTTTGTTTACAATTCTCATATTAGTCGATCCTGCACCAGTATCTCTAGTAATAACTCCGTTAAATTCCCACGCACCGCCATTGCTCGAAGCAGTTGCTCTTGCAGTCACTAACACTTTAAAAGTGTAAGAAGAATTGTCAAGCAAAGTTATTTGATTAGTAGTTCCTACTATTCCTTCATCAGTTGTTAATGCAATAAGTGATGTAGTTCCTAAAGATTTTCGTAAAACATATGTACCTGCTTGGGCGTCGCCGGCTGTTGTGAATGATCCGCTAGCATAAATGTTAGCATTTTTAACTCCTCTTGTTTCTGCACCAGGTCCAACAACAATGTTAGAACCTACTGCCAAGCCGCCGCCAACAACTACTGCGCCGTCTACTGAACTAGTTGCTTCTGTAGTGTTAGTAAGTTTAACTGCGCCGTTGGCTTCGAGAGTTGTAAATCTTGCTGTGCTAGATGTTACACTACCGACCGGAGTGTTTTGTAAACTACCGGCAGATAAATCGCCAGTCATTACAACGTCGCCGTCATCTTTAACAGTGACTCTATCTTGCGGTGTGTTACTACCTGTTCTAATTACAAAATCGCCATCGCCACTTGCACGCCTAACGCCACCAATTTCCGGACCGTATGCTGCTGTTGTGCTTGTACGAAATTTAATAAATGCGCCGCCATCTAAATTTGAAACGTCGTTTGCATTAACTGCTTGTAATTCTACATAATTTCTATAAGTACCCGGGGTTCCTCTAAATGGTAAGAATAAATTTGCATTCGAATCAGATGCTGCAGGAAGTTCTGCACCTAAAATTGCATTGTTTACAATAAATGCGCTCTTACTTAGAATTGTATCTCCTGATACCTTAAATGCACCATTTTCAGTTGCATTTGATGCAGTAGTTACATTTCCAATAATTATATTAAACGCAGTTTGATTACCTCGTTCAGTAACAGAATGAAGCGTACTTGTGTTCCATATTGTAACTTCACCTGCATTTGCACTAACTGCGGTATCTGTTCCTGCATACAATGCTTCTACATATCCGCTACCGCCTCCACCGCCTGATGTGAGAACTTGATTGCCGTTAACAAAAATTGCATCTTTAACATACAATGCTCCACCAATGCCGACACCGCCATCTACAGTTAAAGCGCCAGTTGATGTATTTGAAGCAACTGTGTTATTTGTTAAGGACAATCCACCAAACTGTGCTAATCCAAATGAGCCCGTGTTGGAGAATAGTGCAGGAAATTCTTGAACTCCTTCTGGGTAAACATCTGTTTTATACACAAGCGTTTGTGTAGCATTGTCCATACCTAAGAAGGCATGATTGTCGTAGAATATGTTTTCAGTAGCAGTAGTATTGTAGTGCATCAATATACCACGATCTAAACCATCATTAACACCTAAATTGCTGTTGTCTATTCCTGCACCTACTCCGATTACCGGATCAGTAATTACAGTTTGAGTTGAATTTACATAAGTCTGCTTACCGTATACCTGTAGATTGCCGTAAACAGCAGCATTACCGCCAACAATTAAATTCTTAGCAACTCCGGCGCCACCGCCAACAATTAATGCCCCGGCAGTGGAAGTATTAGCATCTGTAGTGTTAGTAATGCTTATTGCGTTATCAGTTGTTGCACCTCTATTAGTTACTGATTGCAATGTACTAGTGCTCCAAATTGTCACAGTACCAGTTGATCTACTTACACTTGTATCTGTACCTGCGGTTAGAGTTTGTACACCTAAGTTAGTAATTGTAACGATACCTGTTGCTGAACTTATTCCAATGTACGCACTACCAACAGCAGCAATAACACCTGCATTATTAATTGTAAAACTTGTTGCTGTTCCAATACCAATTTCGTCAGTGATTGTAATACCAGGTCCAGAATTAGGATTAATCTTAGTTACAACACGCTGGCCGTCGTCATACAATGCTGCGGCCCATAAACTCTTTGCAACGCCAACGCCGCCGGCAACAGTTAATACTCCTGTAGTTTCGTTGCTTGCATCAGATACATCATTTATTTGTGCGCTACCGTCAACTTGTAAATTAGTTCCAACAATTGCAAAATTAGTATACAAACTATCACTTGCGATGCCGCCTCCCTGAACAATTAATGCTGCGGTTGCAGTATTGCTTGCTGCTGTATCATTTTGTATAGTAACTATATTTGTTGTAGTTGACCATCTGTTGGTTACATCTTGTAATGTGTCAATTGATTCAATTATTACTGCGCCAGTTGTCGTAGATATTGATATTCCTGAACCAGTAGTTAATGACGTTACACCAAACGCACCTAAGTTTGCACTAGTAATTACTTGGCTGTTATTTGAGAAAATATTTGCTGCGTAAATGTTGCCGCCAAACCCGGCGCCGCCTGCTACGACTAATGCTCCTGATCCGCTGTTAGTTGCATTTACTGTTCCGTTAATATATACTACACTTGTATCAGTAAATACCACTGCTAAAGAAGAACCGATAGTTAGTTGTCCTACTGATGTAATTCCTAAATTACTTCCACCAGTAATATCTAAATTTGATGTTGCATTAATTAACGATGATATACCATTCAAAGTTAATTGTCCGATATTGCTTGTAATTTCACCTTCTACATTTAGATCTTGACCAATGCCAACGCCGCCTACTACTAACAATGCACCTGTTGATGTATCAATAGATGATTGATTGGATAGTACAGTTGTAATTCCAGCAATGTTTAAATTTTCACCGATACCAGCGCCACCTGTTACAATTAAATCGCCAGTAGTTTCTGATACTGAAGAATTGCCACCGATAAAATATCCAACATTTGCAAATATTTGACTTGCATTTAAATTACCACCAACTCCAACACCTCCGGAAACAACTACTGAACCGTTATCTGTTGCAGTAGATTCTTCAGTATTAGTAAATGTTATAATGTGACTAGTAGAACTTCCCCTAGACGTTACTGTTTCTAAAGTAGAAGTGCTCCATACGTAAACAATACCTGTTTGGCTGCTAACAGCAGTGTCAGTTCCTGCATATAGTGCAGTAATACCTAATGCACCAATTGTGCCTTCTGTAACAACTAACGCACCGTTAGAATAAATGTCTTCTGCGTGTATATCTTGACCTACACCTAGTCCGCCTGTAATTACTACAGCACCAGTTATAGTATTAAATGAATTTGTAGTATTTGTAAAGTAGACAATTTGGTCAGTTTGACTTCCTCTACTAGTTACTGATTGTAAAGTAGAAGTATTTGTAAAAGTTACTATTCCTATATTAACGTCTACATCAATGTCTTCTCCGCCAATTGCTTCAGTTACTGCATATTGATTTATAGTTCCAGTAGTAACTACTTGAGTATTTTGTACATACAACTCACCGGCAATACTGCCGCCGCCTTTAACTACTAGTGCGCCGTCACTAGGAGACCCAGGAGTTAATAATTCTAAATATAGACGACCAAATTTTGCACCGCCGTAACTTCCTAATGAAGAGAAGTCAGGATCTAATGAAGTAAGTGTTCCGTTAGCAACTCCAACTTTGTAAACAAGATCCTCAGAAGCATTGTCCATACCAAAGAAACTTCTAGTATAACTTGCTACACTTTGAGTGGGCGATGTGTTGTAATGAAATAATAATCCTCGATCCCATCCATCATTAATTTCAATATCAGTATTATCTGCTCCAGTACCTAAATCTAATACAGGATCGCTGATACTTGTTTGAGTACTATTAACTGTAGTAGTTAATCCTTTAACTATTAAATTTCCAGCAACAGTTGCATTTCCTCCAACATATAAATCTTTTGCAAGACCAATGCCGCCACTAACGACAATAGCACCAGTAGTAGTACTAGTACTGTTTGCTACACTAGTTGCTAAAAATTGTCCTGTAAAGTTTAAGCCGCCATTTACTTGTAAATCACTTTCAATTGTAGTTAAACTTCCATTAGGATCTAAAATTAAGTTGCCGCTAATAGTTTGTATTCTATTGCCGCCAAGCAACAGCGATCCTACTGAAATGCTACTAGGTTGTACAACAACAGCATTAACACCGTCACTAACTGTTAAACTAGATAACGGGCCTAACCGGAAGTTAGCAGTTCCAAAGTCAACGTTACCTGTACGTTGATTAATACGGAATTCAGGTCCAACTCTAAAATCTCCAATATGGTCAACTGTTTGATAGTATACCTTAGCACCATTTAGACTAATAATTTCATTTGCTTGAACTGCTAAAGTAGCGTCATTGGATAGATCTTTTCCTGATCCAATATAACTCATGTTAAATGCAATTGCTTTTAGGTCAACACCTTCACCATCTGCGTATATACCGTAGTTGCCGTAACAGACTGCAGAACCAATTGAGCGCAATTCACCGCCAAATTGTCTATAGTCTGCAAGAATAATAGCCTGCGCACTAGCAATTACTGAATCTTCACTTGTTGCAGTTGTTGTGTAAACATTTTGAGAACCTTGGCCGTCATCTTTAATATCAATGCTTGTATCTGCACCATCACCGTGGATTAGAACAGTAGTGCTGATGTCAGAATTAAAAGAAATTGTTAACGGAGTAAAGCCGGCTGTATATCTAGCAACTGAACTTACTCGTGCTTCGTCAATATAACCTCTAATTGAGTTGCTAGCAACTCCAGTTTTACCACCAATTGTTAAACTTTCACCGTTTGTAGTATTTGCAGTAGAAGTATCGGTCGCTTCTAATCCTCCGTCTACAAACAAGTATAAATTATTTCCAGTATCTCTTGATAAGGCAACGTGGTACCAAGTGCCTGTGCTCAATACACTAGTACCTGTCATTAATGTACTACTATGTTGACCAGTTACTTTATTAGCAGAGTCGATATATAAACCAAATTCAGTGGCTACAGTAGTACCTTTGTTAAAGATCTGTTGTGTTCTACCACCTTGATCTAAAAATACCCATGCTTCTAATGTATATGCACCTGTACCATATTGAAGATCGGCATCACTAACAATGTCTAATAAATCACCATCTGTTGTAAAATGCACAGATCCGTTACCAATTTTACGCTGAAAACTGCTGATTTCAGTGTTGCCGTAAACGTTAACAACTTTTCCAGCACGGTCTGCTGACTCAATAAATCCAGATGCTTTTCCATCGATGTAGATATAATCAGAATCTACAGCAGCAATTTCACCACTAGCAACTACGGTTCCTGTAGAACCTTTGTAGTATAAGAAATCACCTACAGCAAATGTGCCTGTAGTATTAGCGAGACGTAATTTAGTTTGACCTGCTCCGCCCCAACCTTCTGATCCACTTTCAAAGTGAATACCTTTTTCGCTGAAGTAACTAAATCCGTTTAGTAATTCAACTCTAGTTCCGTTAGTTGCGTAGATAGCAGTAGAACTAGGAGTAATAAACGTGGCTTCGTTGAATAAAAATGCTGCTTCTAATGAAGATTTATCAACTTGACTTCCATCTAAGTATGCGCCGCCGCCTGCGTCGTTGCTATCGTATCCATACGGATCGTTAGCAGTAGGGTTTGAACCTCTTGTAATTACGGAAAAACGCTCAACGTAAGGACTGCGTGTTGTAATTTTTGCATTAGGAGCATAAGCAAATGCATAACCAGGTTTATAAAAACTTGTAATAGCAAAGTCGCTGATAGTTGTTTCGCCGTCTAGCAAAAAACCCGTAAAAGTATTTGTAGCAGTAGTAGGACGAACTGTTACTTGACGAAGTCCTGCTCCTTTAACAGCAGTACCTGTTGATACATATAACGGAAATTCTTCTACGTACACACCTGCGTGTAAACTAACATCTGCACCCTGACCAGTAGTATCATATATATTTCTGGCTAAAATTAAACCTTGTTTAATTGTTTGTACTGAAGACTGCGGCAATAACCCGTCGTTTGCATCATTGCCTGACTCGGAAACATAAACTACATGAGGATCACTTTGAGTAAGATTTACTCCTTTGACCCATAAGTCACCAGTAATACCCACTCCGCCTACTACAGTTAACGCACCAGTAGTGTCTGATACTGCGGTAGTAGTGTTTACAATGTTTAAATTGCCACCAAATGTTGATTGCCCTGATGTAGCAATACCGCCTTGAATTACCAAGGCACCCGATGTTGTACTTGTTGAGGTGGCAGTTAACCCATTAAGAATTACTGCACCGTTTTTAACGATGAAATCTGCTTGTGCCATTCAGTTTCCCTTTCCACATGACGGCGATGTATATTATTCGAGTATTTATACCAAAATAAAAAAGGGCAACTAAGTTGCCCTGTATGTTAAGTTATGATTGCAAATCGCACCGCTCGTATACTCATACTTACTGGAGTATAGTTTGGTGTAAAGATAACATTGATATCACCTAAATTGTAAGTGACATCAAACGTGCCCAATTCGCCTGTGTTTGTAATAATACCGTATTGACTGATATAAACGCCGCTGGTTGCAGCACTGCCATCATATGTTACCATTAATTCTACAACATGGAACTTGTTAGGTGTTCCTAAATCATTAACTTGTACTAGATATTTTGCTGTAGTAAATTCGTTACCTACATATGTATCAATAGTTGCAGCAGTTGCATCGCTCTTACCTGTAATTCCCGGAGAACTAATTAAGTTAGATCCAACTTCAACAGTGTTTGCTTTAACTTTTCCACCAACGGTTAGTGAACCGCCAACGCCAACACCACCAACAACTTGTAATGCACCACTATTTGTAGTACCGTTGTTAACTGTGCCAGTTGCAATTTTTACTGCACCCTGATTAACGAATGCGGCCCACTTGCGTGTAGCATCGGCTCCACCTGTAAATTGCGGAGCATTATCGATATATAATGTAGAAGCATCGCCCCATGTTGGATTTAATGTTCCTACAATTGTAGGACGACCAAAACTATTAATTGCTAAACTGCTAGGTGTGCCGCTTGACAGTTCGTCTATATATGTAGAGGTCGAAATTGCTAGTGCTGCACCGCCCAAGTTTAATTGGCTTACAGTAACTTCACCGTTTCTAGTAATTTTACCACCAATGTAGACATCTTTACCGATGCCGGCACCGCCTTCGACTACTAATGCACCTGTATTAGTGCTTATTGATGTTAATGTTGAGTAAACTTGTAGATTATTTCCTACATGTAAGTTTTCACCGATACCTGCACCACCAGTAACTACTAAATCACCTGTATTAGTTGAAGTAGAACTTGTTCCGCTGTTAATACTAGCAGTTTGAACATTAATTCTATCTGCATTTATAGTTTTGCCAACACCTATGCCGCCTGCAATAGTTACAGCACCATTATCTGTTGCTGTGCTATCTTCTTCGCTTGTGACAATTAATTGATAAACAGTTACAGTGTTAGTTGCTACAATAAAGCCGCCGACATATACATCACCTGCAATGCCGGCGCCGCCTGCCACAGTCAACGCACCATTATCAGTACCGGTACTGTTAGTTGCGTCTGTAATTGCAACAGTTCCGCCTACATTTAGATTCTTACCAACGCCAACACCACCAAGAACAGTTAATGCTCCTGTACTACTGTCTACAGATTGTGTTTCATCTGTAATAGATAATGTTCCGTACAGTACTTGATTGCCGCCAACATATAAATTACCACCAATACCAACGCCGCCACCAACTGTTACTGCGCCGGTGTCAGTACTGTTTGCCTCAGTTAAGTTAGCAAACTGGAAAGTATTAGTAAACAATCCGCCGATGTTATTGTTAATTGTACCAGTTGTTAGAATTTCAGCATTTTTAATAAAACCAGATTCTTCAATGTACAAATATCTTGCGCCAATGCCGCCATTTGGAACTTGTAACGCATTATCTAAAATTTGTGTCGATGAAAATGCTGCACTAGTAAATGTTACAGTATTTTCAAACTCAGCAGATCCGGTAACATTTGCTGTTCCGTTAACTGTTAAATCATTTCTTAAAACTAAACTACCTGCTTCTAATGTACTCCAGGTACCGCTGTTATAATAATCGCCAAAGGGATCTTCACCTTCTACGCTAGGATCAATATCTGTTTTAAAGATAAAGCGTTCAGTAGTGTTTTCTAGACCAATAAATGCACGCCAATCTGTTACTGTACTTGCTGCATTTTGATAATGTATTAATAAACCTTTGTCATATACATCTGGAACAGTTAGCATAGAACCATCTATACCGCCGCCAATTTCGACTAACGGATCAACAATGTAAGTATTTGTTGAATTAATTGTGACTTGTGTACCTATACCTAATAGTAATAGGTCTCCTTCAATTACTGTTGTTCCTTTAACTGACAAATCGCCGCCAAAGTATCCGCCGCCTGCTACAACTAATGCATTTGATGCAGTAGTTCCAGTAGAACTGTCAGTAGCACCAATTACTAAATTACCAGCAATTCCTACGCCGCCTGCAACTGTTAATGCACCTGAACTTTCATCAGTTGCTAAGGTTGTACCTACAATATCAACAGTATTAACTGTTAAATTTTGTTCAATTCCAACACCGCCTCGTACAACCAATGCACCTGTGTCAACAGCATCTGAGTCTGTAGTGTTTTCTAAGTATACTAGACCTTGAATTAATGCAGACCCGCTAACACCTAGGCCGCCACCACTAGTAATTTGAACACTGTTGCCGCCGACCGTGCTAGTATTTGAATTTCCAGAAACAAAGACGCCGTTTTGTGCAAACAGATCTTGCCCTATGCCTAGACCGCCTTCGAGTCTTAACGCTCCAGTTGATGTGCTGGATGCATTTTCTGTGCCTAAAATTGTTGCAGTTGTTAATACTGCTAAGTATCCACCTACATATACATTGCCTGCAACGCCAATGCCGCCGCCGTTTGAAAGAACTAATGCTCCTGTTGCTGTGCTAACTGCTTGCGTAGAAGTTGATATTAAAATGCCGTCTGGAAATTCTGCAAGACCTACGTTTTGTGTTGCCTTTGTTAAAACTTGGCTACCATCAATTTCGTAGTAACCGAATAGACTTCCGCCACCTGCGCCGTAAATTCCGTTGCCAAAACTAACACCGCCTGCTATCTGTAATGCTTGGCCAGCCGCAGTACTTGTACTGCCACTTGTTTCACCAATATAAAAACTACCTGAACTAGCATATAATGCCCAAGACTTTTCAATTGTTAAATTGCCGCCAGCAACTGCTTGAGCAGGACCTTTAATAAAGATGTTAGTAGCGTTAGTGTATGTTGCATCTTCACTGATTGTATCTAATTGTGGATTGCCAAAATAGTTTACAATACCCCAGGCTGATCTGCCTGTTACTAAACTATCAGTGAATACCGCATCTCTAAAAGATAATTGCGCACCTAGACTGTGTGTATCGCTAGTTACATCTCCCTGCCTTTTAATATAACCACCAATGTTGACGTTACCGCCTATACCCGCTCCGCCGCCTACAAGTAATGCACCAGTTGCAGTGTTATTGGACGCTGCGGTCCCTTCTGCAACTATGCCTTGTTTTACGACGAAATCTTTTATGTTTGCCATTTCTTAATCCTTAACATTTTACCTGCTTATTGCTGTCCTTAAGACTTTTACCAATTTTGCCGTTGTTTGGTCTGCTGTGAATAATAGTCTAACTAATCCGTTACCACCTACATTATAATCTACTGCAAACTCTCCCGACGACCCTCCTGTTGTAATAATACCGTATTCTGACTTGTAAACGTTTCCGTCATTATCAAGTAAAGTTACGATCTCAACTACATGGAACTTGGCTCCGGACCCAATTCCGTCAGCAACTTGCACTAATAACTTTGCAGTTCTGTAAGTTGCGGCAGGAAAACTGTCTATAACTGTAGTACTAGTGTTATTTATGCTGGTACTACGAGTAAACAGTTGACCGTCTCCGAATCGGACACTACCGGACACTTGTAATTTGTCTGTTCCGTTGTCTGTTTGAGCACCTACAAGCAGGTTTCCTGTACCTTTTGTTATTGCTAAACGGTATGTATTGTTTGTGTCATTATATAAAGTTAGACCGCCTTCATTTAAGTTGGCACCACTTTGGCCTGCAAAGTTATTTCCGCCTACTCTCCATGTGTAACTTTGTCCGTTAGTTGCAGTATTTCGCATACGAAAGTAAACACTATCAACTTGATTAGGACTTTCTAATGTAATACTTTCGCCTACATACAATGCACCGCCTATGCCTGCGCCGCCGAGTACTTTTAATGCACCTGTCATGGTGCTTGTTGCGCCTTCGATGTTAGCCACATAGAACGGACTAGTTATTTGTCCACCATTCCAAAAAGGTTCATCTAGTGGTACTCCGTCAACATATATTGATCGAGCATAAATTGCGCCGTTAACACCTAAACCTCCTGCTATTTGCATAGCACCTGTAAAGGTAGAAGTTGCACTTGTCGAATTCCAAACTTTTGTAAGTCCGTCAATATTAACGTCGCCGCCGATGCCTGCTCCGCCGTATACTAATAATGCGCCACTATCTGTGCCAGTTGATGTAGTTGTACTAACTGCTCTGAGATCGTTAAATCCACCATAACCTGGATTAAAAAATCCAATTGATGAGTTGTCAATATTTTTGTTTTCTATAAATTGATCTTTAAAATCAGCAATCAATTGATACCATGCAACAGGATCAACATCGAGTTCTTGATTGGGTAAAAAATCTGTATAAAAATACCTTCCTGATAATGTATCTCCACCTTGCACACTAACAATAGCAGATGCCATTTTGTCAGCCGTATTATTATCAGACGCTCTTGACCAAGTGCCGTTTGCTCCTGATCCTACAAAACTTACAATGTATATACCATTCTGAGCCGGATCAGTTTGTGCTCTAACTAATATTCTATTTTCTAACTCGAGATCAACTCCATCAACTGTAGAAGGAGCACCGCCAATAAGGTCTACATCTTCAATAGTTGCTGCTTGAACAGGCCCTTTAAATGCAGTTTGAGCATCTAATATTGGAATACTAACATTACCTAACAAGTAGATAGTGCCAGTTCCGGTAGTTTCAATTATTATATTACCGTCAGGTAATTGACTAGTTATTCTAGTTTCAGTAGAATTGTCTGTAGCAAATTGAAGTTGTTGTAACTTGTTTGTATAAGTGGCAATATTGTTTATTGTAATGATAGCATAACCAGTATCATCTCTGGGAGTATTACCCAACGCTACTTGTGTTTCGCTTAGACCGATGAATCCATCAGTTGACGTTGGGTTTTTAACTCTTCCACTTAATAATGCTGCCACGTTATGCTCCTACCACTAAGATAAACGGTGTCATTGTAGCATACAAACTCTTCTCGAATGTACGACCTGCCAACACACCAGTGCTTTGACTAATAACCAGCGTTGGGCCAATTCTAAAGTCTCCGTTTTGGTCTGTTGATGTAAAGAACACCTTACCATTATTTAACTGAACTACTTCTCTCTCTTGTACAGGATCAGCCTTACCAACTTGTGGTAACGCTCCGTACTGTGTACCGGCACCAACATACTCAAACAAATATCCACTTGCGGAAATATAACTCTGCTGATAAAATCTTACAGTAGCACCATCAATAAACAATGTAGGATCAGTAACGTTTTGTTCTAATCGAACAATATGATACTGACCTTTTCTATTAAAATAACCGTTACCTGTATTAACTGAATTATAATTACCGCCATAAGCAACATCGTAACCTACTGCATCAATAATAGCGCCTACATCTCTATAACACTTATCTCTGTCATAATTAGGAGTATCAGTATATTTCGCATCAATATATGCAACAACTTCTGCTTTAATAAAGTTTTTATTTGCAATTAATAAATCAAATGCATTAATAACTGAAGTACTTGTACTTGCAACATGATCGATTGGAGTTTGTGCTCCTGCTTGTTCTGGACCGTTGTTAATAATGTCAGTAATGATGTCAATTTTTTCTTGTAAAACAACTACTTCTGAATCAGTAGCAGTATTCGTACTCAATACTTGTTTAACTTTATATTGATATGTTTGATTAACTGCTTCTGCTTTAACAATACTTCCTACAATATCTTTAATTCTATCATACGCAGCAGTTGTTTGAGAAACTTGATTATCGATTACGGTGTCGGCTGCATCAAATCCATAATAGTAAACTCCGCTTGTTACACTTTGTCTATTGCCTTCGTGCAACAAGTCAAATGCTAGACTATCAACAATGTATCCTATATCTCGGCGGCAAACTGTTCTATCATAATCAAATTCAGTGTTGTCATAATCAATTCTGGCAATTACTTCATCTTGGATAAATTCTTTATTTGCCATTAATAAGTTATATCCACGATTAATATCTTCTCTATTAGAAGAAGTACTATCAGGAACAATAATATCTGTTACTCCTGCCGTGCCATTTGCTAAAATATTTAAAATAATATCAACATTGCCTGTTACTAACGTTGCAATACCAACGGTAGTTGCAGGTAAACTTGTATTTTGAGTAGCAGTATTACCAACAGTTGAACTAATTTCATTGTTAACAATTACATCTGCTACTAATTCTTTAATGTAACGGATAGAATTTGTAGTTGTTGTAATTTCGCCTCTTACTGACCCAACATATGTATCTTGATTCCAATATTGCAATCCGGCAAATGTACTTTCAGTCACACCGTCGTGCAATAAGTCAAATGCAATGCTATCAACAATTAATCCAGTATCACGTTGGCACTTAGTTTTATCATATAAGAAACCAGTTTGATATGTGTTATTAATAAATGCAATTGTTTCTGCACGAATAAATTCTCTGTTAGCATTTAACAAATATGCAGCATTTCGCATTTTTACGTCTTGTGTTTCTGTAATACTAATTGGTTCCTTAACCGTAACTTGATCTGGACCAAATTCTATAATTGAATTAATAAAGTTTACATTGTCACGAATCATTTGTGCTTCATCTTCGCTTGCTACATCATCGCTAACAACTTGAACAACAGTATATTGTTGTGGAGTTGTTATTAATGTACCAGTTACAATATCTCCCACAATTCTTTCAATGAAATTGTAAGCAGCAGTTGTTTGAGGAATTTCTTTTGGTATTGCTGTGCTTGTTGAATCGTATCCGTAATAATAAACACCACTTTGCACAGCCTGCCTGTTACCACTATACAACAGATCAAAACTTACAGAATCTAACATGTAACCTACATCACGGAAACATTTTTCTCTATCATATTCAAATCCAGTAAATTGTTGATTAACATATGCAACTATTTCTGCTTTAATAAAATCTCTGTTTGCAACTAAAATATCATATGCACGATCTACTAACGGATCAGTATCAGCAGTTAAACTTATTGGTTCTAATTCAGGAGCAGCACTTGGACCATTGTTAATTATTTCAGTAATTCTATCAATTTTAGTTTGTAGTACGCCTACCTGTGTTATAGTAGCAGGTAACATATATGTTACCTGCGTTGCTGTGTTGCCTTGACTTACAGATACAATTTCGTTCTGAACAATAAACGGTATAATTTCTTTAATTCTATTGTAAGCAGCAGTTGTTTGAGGTATTTCGTTAACAATTGCTGTGCTTGTTGAATCGTATCCGTAATAATAAAAACCACTTTGTATACTTTGTTTATTTCCTCCATGTACTAGATCAAATGCAACACTATCTACCATGTATCCTACATCACGGAAACATTTATCTTGATTGTATTCAAATCCTTCCTCTTTAGTGCTTTCTACATATGCAACTACTTCTGCTTGTAAATATTCTTTGTTTTCAATTAGCAAATTGTATGCATTAGAAACATTAGCATTTAGACTTGGTCTGCCATTTGGAACAATTAAATCAGTAATTCCTGTTGTGCCTGTTGTTAAAATATCAGTAATAAATGTAAAGTTAGTACCAATAATTGCAGATTCGGCTGCGGTACCTACACTTGTACTAGTTGTTTGAGTAACTGTAGATTGATAACGAGTACCAGTTAGACTATTAACAATAACTTTTTGTGCAAGACCGCTTAGATAATTAATTGCATTTGTAGTAGTGGTTAATTCACTAGCAATTGACCCAGTGTATCCGCCTTGATTCCAATACTGTAAACCTGCAAATGTTGATTGACTGTCGCCAGTAGTCGGATACTTCATATCTAATGCAATAGCATCAACAATTAACCCAGTGTCACGAAAACATTTTGCCTCATCGTAAACAAAATTATTTGTTTGATCGATATATTCAACAACTTCGGTTTGTATTGAACTCTTATTGGACTGCAATGATTCGTATGCAGAACGAACAGCCAATATTTCACTTTGATTTAAATTATTCGGAACAATACGGTCAGTAATTCTGGCTGTTCCATTTTCTAAGATGTCGATTATAAGATCAAATCCTGCCTGTATATTAGAAATTACAGCAATTGTTGCAGTACTTGTATTTTCAATCTGTGTACTAGTAGAGTATCTGTAACCGCTAGTGTTATTTGTTATTACCTTTGTTGCAATATCTTTTAGATAACGAACAGCATTAGTTGTTGTTGTTTGCTCACTAGGAAAAAGTACAGTATCTTGATTCCAATACTGTAACCCGGCAAATGTCGATTGGGTGTTGCCGTCAAATAATATATCTTGAGCAAGTGCATCAACAATTAATCCTGTGTCACGACTACATTTAACAGGATCGTAACTAAACTTGCTAGGCCATAAATTATCAACATAGGCAACAACTTCTTCTTGAATAAAGTTTCTATTCTTTTCTAATAATCTTCTAGCATTTAATACACCTTGGTTGCTATCAACATACTGTCTAGGCTTACGTATTGTTGGACTTGAGTCTGCACCATCCTTAATAATATCAGCAATAATATCAAATTTTTCTTCCAATGAAGTTAATGCTCGTTCGCCGCCACTAAGATCGTAATCAAATACTTGTTCAGTAATATTTTGATAACTTCCAAATTTAAAATTATTATTAATATAAGCAATAGTTTCTTCTTGTATAAACTGTCTGTTAGCAACCAGCAATTGATATGCATTATATACATCTGTACTAGTGTCTTTTGTTAAACTTACAGGTACTTTTTCGTTTGCAACTCCAGGACCGTTATTAATGATGTTTACAATAGTATCAATACTATTTTGAACATCTAAAATTTCATTACTTGTACCCACTGATGTACTTGTAGTTTGTGTAATAAACGGCTGCTGAGGAATTGCATTTTCGCCTGTTACAACGTATGGCAATAATCCTTTAATAAAATTATACGCCGCAGTAGTTTGTGGTATTTCTCCTGCAATTGCACTTGATGTATCACTAAAACCGTAATAGTATACACCGCTTTGAATTGCCTGTCTATTACTAGGTATACCGTCATGTAAAGGATGCAATAAGTCAAACGCAACTGAGTCAACCATGTATCCGACATCACGGAAACATAACTCTTGATCGTATATAAATCGCTGAGTTTGATTTACAAATGCAACAGTTTCTGCTTGAATATAATCTCTATTGATTTCTAGTATCAATGCTGCACGAAGTTTGTTTACATCGCCGCTAGCATCTAAACTAATAGGAGTTTTTGCAGTTACTACGCTAGGTCCATCACTAATAATATTAGTAATAGTATTAATTGCTCTTCCTAAAATTTCTGATTCAAAACTTGTTGCAGCAGTTAAACTAGTATTTTGAGTAACAGTACTTTGATAATTTGTTCCAGTTGTATTTGTTACAATGCGCTGAGATATTTCTTTAATAAAGTTAAATGCCTGCAGAGTCTGTGGAATTTCGTTAGGAATTGCTGTGCTGTTGGCATTAAAACTGTAGTAGTAAACACCACTTTGAACTGCTTGTTTATTTCCGCTGTGCAGTAAATCAAATGCAACTGAGTCAACTATGTATCCAATATCACGGAAACATAACTCTTGATCATATTCGAACTCACTAGTCTTTGTGCTTTCTACATATGCAACTGCTTCGGCTTGCAGATATTCTTTGTTAAGAACTAATAAATTGTAAGCATTAATAACATCAGTAACAGTGCTTTCCGCAATATTGTTAGGAACAATAGTATCCGTTACTCCATCAGTGCCGTTAGTTAATATATCAGTGATTACTGCAAAATCAGTATCAATTATTAACGCAGCAGCCGACGATGCTGCATCTAAACTTGTATTTTGAGTAACAGTACTCTGGTAGCGTGTGCCGCTTTCATCATTTTGAACAATTAATTGTGCAAGAGCGCTGACGTAAGTAATAGCATTAGTAGTTGTTGTTAATTCTCCAGCAATGCTACCTGTGTAACCGTTCTGATCCCAGTACTGAAGGCCTGCAAAAGTTGACTGACTGTAAGTATCAGTTGGGTATAATAAATCTAATGCAATAGCGTCTACAATTAGACCACTATCTCTATAACATTTTTCTTCGTCGTAATCAAATTTAGTTGCTTCAATATAAGCAATAGTTTCGCTTTGAATATATTCTTTATTGTTAACAAGTAATGTGTATGCATTAATTGTTGCAGTGTCGATAGATTGTACACCATTTGGAACGATTTTGTCAGTTACACCGGCAGTACCGTCAACTAAAATGTCAATAATCACATCAAAATCTGCCGCAACAATATTTCCTTCAACAGCAGTTGCAAAAGTGCTTGCTGCATTTTGTGTAACAGTGCTTTGGTATCTTGTACCTGTAGTAATTCCTTGAACAACTTCGGCTGCTACAGTTTTTGCATACTTAATTGCATTAGTTGTAGTAGTAAGTTCTCTAGAAATGTCTCCAATATACCCTGCTTGGTTCCAATACTGCAATCCAGCAAAAGTAGTTTGACTTTTTTCATCAGTAGGATACAATAAGTCAGTTGCGATAGCATCAACAATTAACCCGGTATCACGGTAGCATTTGGCTTGATCATAAACAAAACCTGTTCCGTAATATTTGTCTACCCATGCAATAGTCTCTGATTTAATAAAGTCTCTGTTTGCAAGAAGTATAGTTGCGGCTGCTTCTGTATCTATATTAGTAGTTCGTGTTTGGCCAATTGGCAATCCTTCAATTGCTACATCTGGTCCTTCTGTAATTATATCAGTTATTAAACTTATAATATTATTAGTAATACCTGCAACTGCAATAGTAGAACTTGTTAAATTTGTTATCTGAGTTGCTGTATTATTAATAGTAGGAGTAATTTCTACATTAGTAATAATAAGAGGAATAATTTCTTTTAGTTTATTAAACGCTGCTGAAGTTTGTGCTTGTTCGTTTTCGACCGCACTTTGAGTATTTGAGAATCCGTAATAGAATACACCGCTTTGAATCGCCTGTCTATTTCCGCCGTATAAAGTATCGTGGGCGACTGAATCAATCATATATCCTACATCACGTAGGCATTTTTCTTGATCGTATTCAAATCCGCTTTCTTTAGTACTTTCTACATAAGCAACTGCTTCTGCTTGAATAAAACTTTTATTAATTTGTAATAAATCGTAGGCCTTTTGTGCATCTGCATTTAATATATCGATTCCATTTGCAACTACAATATCAGTTACGCCAGCAGTGCCATTTTCCAATATGTCTATGATAACTTGAAAATCAGTTCTGATTGCAGAGGCTTCTGTGCCTGTAGCAACTGGTAAACTTAAATTTTGCGTTACAGTAGATTGATAAGGTGTAGAAGTTGTGTTACCTAATACAACGTTATAGGCTAGTTCTTTTACGTATTTGATTGCATTAGTAGTAGTGGTTAATTCGTTAGCAATATCGCCGACATACCCATCTTGATTCCAATATTGCAATCCAGAAAAGTTTGCTTGAGTAAATGGTCCTGTACCGCTAAACATTAAATCTGCAACAACTGTGTCTACAATAATACCAGTATCTCGAGCACATTTTACTTTGTCGTACACAAATCCAGTTATAGGAACATTTTGAATAACTCTTAATGCAATATCTTTAGCATAACTTACTGCTAAACTTGTTGTAGTTTCTTGTCCGGGTACTAGAGTAACTTGATTAGACACAGTCGATGATAGCGCACTATCGATTGTGCTAGATAACACTGTGTAGTAAGCATTTCCTGCAAAATACAGATTAAAATAATTAAAATTAGTGTCAGTATATCCGTTTAGAATTGGACGGTCTAAAACTACTGTTTTAAATTGTACATCAACAACTTGAGTACCAGTAGTTACATAAGGTTCTCCAGTTTCTGGATGAACTTCAGAACCATATACATCTCGAATATACAGAGTATGACCTACTGCAATGTTAGTAACATCAATGCCGCTAATAATATAACTGCTAGTTGTAATAGAACCGGTATTAGAAGTAGAGACCAAGTAACCAGGATATCCTACTTCATTAACATACGGAACACGATTTCCTGCAAAATCAATATATGTATCAGGTGGAACTACTTCCATAACTTGACCGATGTGCGGACGATCTAGATCGTTAGGAAGAAATACTTCCATTTGCTGACTGTTTGGCCAAAAACCTAGCGGATAATATTCTCCGTTTGGAACGTTTGTAGGGTATGCGGGGTTTCGGACAAATCCTTGACTTGCAAGTTTGCCTAATCCTTTAGCAGTTAAACATGTATCACCAAAGTTACTGTTAGAGTTAGTAATGGAAGCAATGCCTCCATTTTCAACAATAACTGCGTTAGAGCAAAAAATTGTAAACACAGAAACTAACTGTGCGTAGCCGTTGTTGATAATATGTATACCATTACCACCTTGGTTCAATTGCGTGAACGCATCAAACACAAATGATTGAATTGGGCTACGCTCACTGGGAGCGTTACCGTCAACTAGGGCTCCACCTCCAGCACCGGTTGGATCTAAAGTTCTAATAGCGTATTGTTCGCCGTCATCAACTTGCCACTCCGGCGGAACTTCTGCATCTAAGTAAGGATAGGTAGTAGTGTATCCAAAATAAATTCTTGCATCATCACTTGCAGCCACAGTTGGCCTACTTAACATTACTTCGTAAGTATTTTGAGCAATCATGTTAACTGATGTAACAGTAGATGCTACGTTAACTTCATTAGGACTTAGCCCTGTAGGATATATTAATCCTACTAAATCATCTACTGTATTAGGTACTGCGATTTCTCCGTTAGTTACGATAGTAGAAATTAAATCATAACTTGTAGCAATACGTGTTTGTACAACTGAACCTTTATCAAGATTTAAATCTATAACTTGATTAGTAGATGTGCTGTATAAAGTAACTGATGTTGCATTGTTAATAACAACATCTGCAGATATGGATTTTAAATATTGAATTGCATTTGCAGTTTCATTTATTTCTCCAGGAATTAATGTTGTTACACCGCTCCAGTATGCTAAGCCTGCTTCAATACTTCGTTTATTTCCGCCAAATCTAGCATCTCCTGATACTGCATCAATAATAAACCCTACATCACGATAGCACGAATCTTGGTTGTAATCTAAACCTGGATACTCATTATTAATCCAAGCAACTACTTGACTTTGTAAGAATGTTTTATTTCTTTGTAGTAACAATTGAGCGTTACGGTATCCTTCGTTTGCTTCATCGTTTACTGCCATGCCAACTGCAACTGTTCCTGTGTACAATGTCACAGTAATAGTAGATTGATTAGCGACCCATGTACTAGTCCCTGCGCCTAAAGGAATTTGTACAGTTTGGTTTGGAACAAACATTGTTCCATCTTTTAGCCAAGGCCCGGATTGGTTAGTACAGTTTTGAATGTAAGGAGAATGGTATAAGTCAATTGGATTATCCAGGCTCGGCGGAAATGCCACTGCATAAGCACCTGTAGTATACGTGCCTGCGCCGCCAGGTGCATATCGTTCTACTTCGCCCCTGCGTAAATTACGCATTTGCATCTGAGCAATATAAACGCCACTGTTTACGTGAAATAAATCTAAATCTTTATTTAACGGTTCAATAAAAGTTGTCCGTAAATCGTTACCAACAACAGAAGTATAAGGTTTTAAAGGAATTGGATTATCTTCAAAGTATGCGCCTGCTGCAACTTTAATAGATGTTCCCGGAATGTACAAAGGACTACGAACAGCACCACTAATAGTACGACACGCACGACTTGCATCTAATGCAGATCCGTCATTTCTATCATCGCCATCAGGAGTAACATATAATGTTTGCGGAACAATAGGATAAGTACCTAAAGGATTTCCTTCTACTGTAAAATCACCAGTAACTACTGCGTCGCCATTTATTTGTAGTCGTTGAAACGGACTTAAAATAATTTCAGATTCTGTATCGATGCCACTTATAGTAATGTCTGTACCGTTTTCAGTCGCAGTAATTGTTTGATCTTCAAACGCTAACCTACCTAACGTATTTGTCCAAGTTACTTTGCCATCTTCGTCAGTTTGTAATGTATAACCTTCATTAGCCGTAGGTGCTACTCCTAATGCAGGTTGTGCATTTTCTAAATTTAGATAATCCCATCGATCTTCTTTTAAATCTTCTGGTCTTAATACAGGTCTTCTATTACTTAATAAACGTGGCATTAGTGTTCTCTTTAAAAATCAAAAATTACTATTAGTTATTGGCTGTTTCTAAGATACTTAATACAAGTTTTAGAGGACCGTTTGAGTCTGCGTATGCACGAATACTATCTTGTGCTTCTAAAATCATTTTACCAGTAATTAAACTTGCAGAATCATTTGGCGGAATTTCAAAGTCCATTACTAATTCTGTAGTAACGTTAGGATCTTGTGCGTTATTTCCTTGTGCATCTGGCAATACTCTAAATCGTCTGTGATGACTAAATGTAATAGTGTGAGATGCACTAGGATCTGTGTTTGCAACTTGAGCCATTAACACAATAGATGTAACGCCAATTGGTGCAACATATACTGATGCTGTTGTATTTGTATCTAAAACTCTTGTTTTTGTCTTAAATGTGTTTAATGGAATTAATGCCATAATATGTTTCCTTTATTCTTAACCTGCTTCAACTGCTAAGATGAATGGTGTCATCTGTGCAAATAAACTCTTCTCAAATGTTCTTCCACTTAGCACGCCAGTTGCTTGACTAATTACTAAACCAGGACCAATTCGGAAATCTCCGTTTTGGTCTGTTGATGTAAAGAACACCTTACCATTATTTAACTGAACTACTTCCTTGCTCTGATTTGGATCAACTCTGCCTACTTGGGGTAAAGCACCGTAGTTAGTGCCTGCGCCACAATATTCAAACAAGTAGCCACTAGCACTCATGTATGAACGTTGATAGAAGTTTACTGTACAACCATCAACAAATAATAATTGATCTCTTACATTGTCTTCTAATGTAACAATATGATAAGTACCTTCTTTAGAGTAATAAGTTTTTGCTGCTTCTACTGCTCTAAAATTACCGCCAGATAAAATATCTGCTTGTAAAGCATTAATAATTAATCCAACATCTCTTCGACATTTTTGTCTGTTATATTCAAAACTACCAAACTCGTTGTCAATATATGCAATAACTTCTGCTTTAATAAATTCTTTATTTGCAATTAGCAAATCAAATGCTTGTTGTACAGCAGTTGAAGTTGATGCAGTCAACCCAATTGGTACTTGAGAAATTCCTACAGGGCCTGTGTTAATAATATTTGTAATTAAATCAACATTTGATCTAATAATAACTGCTTCTGTTTCAGTAGCAGGTTCTAAGTTAGTAACTTGTGCTACAGCAGATTGAAACTTAGGACTAATCGGTGTGCCTGTTACAATATCACCTACTATTGCTTTAATAAAATTATATGCAGCAGTAGTTTGAGGTATTTCATTCGGTATAGCAGTACTGCCCGTGTAACCGTAGTAATAAACTCCGCTTGTTATGCTTTGTTTGTTGCCACCATGTAATAAATCAAATGCAACACTGTCGATAATGTATCCTACGTCACGTTCGCAAGTAACAGTATCGTAACTAAATCCAGGGTAGTTGGCATTAATCCAATTTATAGTATTTGTTTGAATTGCTGATTTGTTTGCAATCAATGCATCATACCCTGCTATAATATTTGAATCAGAAGTAGCAGTACTATTAGAAATTATAGTATCAGTTACACCGTCTATACCGTTTGTCAACAAATTAGTGATATCATCAAATCTATTAGACACAGTTTGTGCAACAGTAGAATTTGATGCTGCTTGTACAATACTTACTGAAAGGCTTTTTGCATAATTAATTGCATCAGTAGTAGTAGTAATCTCATCTACAACTGAACCGGTATAGTTACCTTGATTCCAATATTGTAGTCCGGCAAATGTACTTTGTGAAGTACCTTCGTACAACAAGTCAAATGCCAACGCTTCAACAATTAATCCGGTATCTCTTTCACATTTTATTTCATTGTATTGAAATCCGCCAAAAGTAGTATCAACAAATCCAACTACTTCGTCCATGATAAAATATCTATTTTTTTCTATCAATTGAACAATATTTTCTTTAAAAGGAATTGCAGTCCCAGTTGTTGCAACTTCAGGGGCTGCTTGGGGTCCTGACAGAATAACATTAGTAATGATACCTATATTAGATTCAATTAGTCCTAATGCATTATTGCCGCCCGGTAAACTTGTATCAATTACTTGTATAGTAGCAGATGAAAATGTAGCAGTCATTGCAATATTTTGAATAACATTGTTTGTAACTGCTTTCATATAATTGATTGCTGAGATAGTTTCAGTTTCTTGTCCAAGAATTTTACTCTGTCCTGTTGGATAAGGACTAGATGCAATAATACTTGTTAGTACGTTGTAGTAAGCGTTACCGCAAGCATATATATTAAAGTAGAACGGATTATCATACTGGCCGCCACCCTGATTAATTGGATTACTTAAATGTATAGTTTGAAAAGTAACATCAACAACTGTTGTACCAGTAGTAATGTATTGCTCTCCTTCGCCATTATCGTCTGCTTGGTATCCAAATTGATCTCTTACATATATTGTTTGACCTACAGCAATGCCAGTAGTGTCAATACCGCTAATAGTGTAACTACTTGTAGTTAATGTTGTTGTATTAGCAATAGCAGTTAAAAATCCTGGAAATCCTTCAGCATTAACATAAGGAACAACTTCGTTATCATAATTTACAAATTTATCAGGAGGTTGAATTTCCATTACTAAACTAATATGTGGACGATTGTCAGGATCAGGAACAAATACGCAAATTTGTTGATTAGTTGGAAAATAACCTAACGGAAAATATTCATTAGGTTCAAATATATTATCTACTGGGTTGTATGCAATATTTTTAGGATTATATATAGTACCGCCAAATTTTCTCGGACCATACCCTGTTGCTAATAATGTCAAATCACCAAAGTTATTGTTTGAGTTTGTAACAGATGCAATGCCTCCACTTTCTACAGTTACTGCTTGATCGCAGAAAATAGTAAACACCGAAACCAACTGTGCATAACCTTCGTTAATAATATGTATTCCTCGGCCGCCTTGCGTAATTTGCGTGAACGCATCAAACACAAATGATTGAATTGGACTTGTACGGCTTGGAGCGTTACCGTCAACTAAGGCTCCACCTCCAGAACCATTTGGATTAAGACGACGATCTGCAAAACCGTTTTCGCTCCATTCTCCTGGCATTTTTTTATCTTCAACAGGGTATGTAGTAACTTCACCAAAGTACATAAGATCATTAGTTGCTGTAGCAATTGTAGAAGTACTTAAATGTATAATAAATTGTGTTAGTGTTGATTCTGTACTAAACGGTGCAAACGCAGGTCCTTCTTTAATAATAGTAGTAATTGCATTAAAATTACTGTCTACTAAGTTTCGTGCAATACCGCCTCCGTTTAATTCCGGATTAATAATTTGAGATACTAATGAAGTTACAGTTGTAGAACTTGTGCCAGGTATTAATATCTCACGAGTAGTTTGATAAAAAGATGTTACTGGATTATTGGCAATAATTTCTAACGCTAAATTTTTTGTATACTGTATTGCTCCAGCAGTTTCTCCTAACTGCCCATCAATAACACTTACTGCTCCGTCCCAGTATGCCAATCCCGCTTCTAATGAATTTACATTTGATCGTCTAGTAATATCAAATGCAATTGAATCTATAATAAGTCCTACGTCACGGAAACATTTAGGTTCATTATATCTAAATTCGTAAGGTTGAATAAAAGTAGTATCTACATATGCAACAACTTCTGCTTTAATAAAATCTCTATTTGCATTTAATAATCGATAAGCATTAAAAACGTTAGGCAATGTGCTTGCAGTTGTAGGCAACGGTACTTTAGGAGGAGCAACATTGGGACCTTGTCTAATAATATTTCTAATGATATCTAAATTATTAGAAATAAATCTTGCTTCTTGTAATGTTGCACCAGTAGTATCTAAATTTTGTTCAACTTCTGATTGATACGTTTTAGTGGCAGAAATGCGTTGAACAACTTTTTCAATTAGTTGTTTCATGTATGCATATGCAGCAACAGTTTGAGGAATTTCGTTAATTAATACTGTACTTGTGCTATCGTATCCGTAGTAATATACACCTGCTTGAATACTTTGTCTATTGCCGCCATGTAATAAATCTAAAGTTACACAGTCAACAATATATCCTGCATCTCTACGACATAATTCTTGATCGTACACAAACCCTGAATCTTTATTTGCTTCTACCCAGGCTACAACTTCTTCTTGAATGAATTCTTTATTTTTAGTTAAATTTTCTACTGCCCAAACAATATTATCTGAATTAGATGCTACATCGTTTGGTACAATATCGTCAGTTATTCCTGCTGGACCATTTGTAATAATATCTATTATTTTGTTAAAGTTAGTTGACAATGCAATTGCTTCTGCTGTAGTAGAAGCAGTTGTGCTAAAGTCTTGGTCAATATCAGTTTGGAACGGAGTAACAGTAAAATTTTGTATGATGTCTTGGCAAATATTGCTTGCATATGCAAATGCATTAGTAGTTGTAGTAACTTCTCCTGCAATTTCACTTGCAAAATTATCTTGATTCCAGTATTGAAGTCCGGCAAATGTTGAGTTACTATTACTTTGATACAACAAATCCATTGAAAGGCTGTCAACAATTAATCCAGTATCTCTTTCACACTTATCCGCATTATAAACAAAATCTAAATTAGTAAATGATACATTGATATAATTAACTACTTCAGTTTGCAAAAATTCTTTGTTGGCTTCTAATAGGGCATAACTATCCAAAATGCCTTGATTAGTAGTTATCTGTCCGTTGTTTATAACTGTAGGAGATGATCCTGCAGTTCCTTGTATTAATGAATTAATCAAAGCAACATTATTAGTCATTGCTTCAACAGATGCATTAGTGCCTACTAGCGTTGATGTTGTAGTTTGAGTTAATGTATTTTGATATCCATCAATGATTTGATTTTGTAGTACTACATCTCTAACCAATGATGCTAGATATGTAAATCCGGCAACTGTTTCATCTACTTCACCTATAATTGCAGATCCGCCGGCGTATGCTTCTCCTGCTGTAACACTTTGTTCATTGCCGCCGTAAATTAAATCTGTTCCAATTGCATCAATAATGTATCCGACATCTCTAAAACATTTATCTTGGTCATATGTAAAACTTGGAATAGGTTGACCGACATATGTTTCATTTACAAATGCAACTGTTTCTGCTTGTAAGAAACCTCTGTTAGCATTTAACAAGGCGGCTGCATTTTCATACCCGGATTGATTTTGTAAAATATCTTGTAGCAATACAACTAATGATGTAATGTTATCGGATGCTATTTCTCCGCCTAGTTGTTCTTCATCAAATGTTTGTGCTATTAATGTTCCAGAAGTAACTGAAATCGTTGATGTGTTAGAAATTACATCTAACGCTAAGTCGTTAATTCTTCCAAATGATGCAATTGTAGGTTGCAATTCATTACCTAAAATTTCAGTATTGCCTTCGTAATACGAACGACCTGCTTCTACTGTTTTCAAATTTCCGCCAATAATTGCATCATTTGCTAGTGCGTCAACAATGTAGCCTACATCTCTTGCACATTTGTCGTCGTCATAAGATAAAGAAGGATAAGTTTCATTAACCCATGCAACTACTTCAGACTGAATAAATGTTTTGTTTAAATCTAAAAGAGTTTTTGCCGCTTGAAAATTTGTATCAGGATTTTCAATTGCTACTACTGTTGCAATAGTAATATCATCTTCAATTAAAATACCTGTACCGTTTACTGCCATGCCAACTTCGATTTGCTGAGCCGTAATTTCTGGTTTGACTGTTACTAGTATAGTAGTTGTATTTGCTTCGTAACTGGATGTTGTAACTACTAATGGAAGTTGAACTGTTTGATTTGGGACAAACATTGTGCCGTCAAACAACCAAGGACCTGATTGATTAGTACAGTTTTGAATATACGGACTGTGAAACAACTCAATTGGATTATCTAACCTAGGCGGAAATGCAACACAGTACGCACCTGTAGTATATGTTCCCGCACCGCCTGGTTTATATCTTGTAACTTCGCCTCGACTTAAATTCAGCATTGTCATACCAGTTATATACACACCTGAATTAACATGAAACAAATCTAAAGTGTTGTTTAACGGTTCAACAAATACTGCACGTAAACTATCTCCAACAACAGAAGTATAAGGCAATAACGGAATAGGATTATCTTCTGCATAGTATCCGGGAGACACTTTAATAACAGTACCTTGTTTAAAATACGGACTACGAGTGGCGCCAGTTATAGTACGGCATGCACGACTTGAGTCCATTGCTCGACCGTCATTGTCGTCGCTACCATTTTCGTTAACATATAAAATATTATTAACAGTAGGAAATGTGCCAACTGGATTATTGCCGTAAACACGAATATCACCATTAATACTAACACTCTTGTTTAAAGATCTTTCTAACAACGGAATATCAGGAAAGAACTGTATATCGTAAGTTGCTGTGGTACTAGTAGAAGTTTCGGTTGTAAATGTATCTATACTTCTAGTATATATGTTGTCTAGATAAGAATTTTTCCAATACGAACTTGTATTACCTAAACTATATTCAGAAATAATTTCTGTGTTAGTAATAAAGTTAGTAACTGTTCCACTTTCAGTTTCGGTAGTTACATATGTTCCTGTACTAAGATAAGGAAGGATGTCTGTGTTAATTTCGCCTAAGAAACTGATTACATCGGTCCCAGTAGTATCACCTAGTCTAATGTTTCCTTGAGCAAAGAAATTACCAGTTGCATAAACATCTCCGTCAACATATGTATCAGAATTGATATTTAGAACGTCGCCGCCACCCGGATTGATATTAATATCGCCAAACAGTGTGGAAATTGTGCTGCTAGACGTAGAACTTTCAATTGTAACTAGTCCAATTGTAGCAGTGTCTGCAATTAATACTTTAGTAGTTAACGTGCCGTTAACATCTAACTCGGTTCTAGGAGAATCTGTTTTGATACCAATACGGCCATCAACAACATTAATGTATAACAGGTCTGTTTCAACTGCGATATCTATTCCGTCACGACGCAAATTGCTTGCGAGTAACGGGCCTGTAATTCGACCTACGGCCATACTAACTCCTTCAACCTCCGAGTTTCACGGATAACCACCTTACATTGCGGGTTTACCACAGTAGCGACAACTGCCAAAACATGACATCACTACTATTTATCGGATTTAATTTTTTTGGGTTAAATAGGACTATTAACCAGGTGGGAAGTAGCCGTCGATACCTTGTATTACTACAACAGGTTTTGCAGGAACTTCACCTGAAAACTGAACATACGTTCCGGTATAATATGTAAAAGTTAATGATGTTCCGGCATTAACATCACCAATTACAGGTTCACTAATTTGTACGTTAAATGTTCCAGTGATAGTCTGAACAACAGTTGTTCCTGAATTGATTCCTGCCGATCCTGAAACTACTGTTCCAGGCTGAACATTGACCACAGTGTCTAGATAAAGAATATTATTAGTCAACGAACTTGCAGCAGTTGTTCCAGTAGTTACTGCTGATGCAGGACTAGGATCAGTTGTTAAATCATAATTAGTGCCTGGAATTTGAAAAACATTATCAACATAAACTGATATGTTTTCAGCGCCCGCATCATATGACAGTTGATAGCTAGGATTTAAAGGACCAAAAAATGTACTGTAGTAGTTACCACTTCCTAAATTTTGAACATTCATTAAGGCAGGACGAACTGTTCTAACTCTTTCCCACAATCCTCTTACTGATGCTTCTAAATCAAATAATTGTGTATTGTATCTTATTTGATTATATTCTGTAGCGCCTGACGGACGTTGTCCAACAGTACCTGCAGGTACTTGTATACTGGCAGTTAAATCAGTTATCAAACGACCTGCTGCGGTTAGAGCAAAAGAATCATTGCTTACGTTTCCGTCATCTAAATTTTTTCTTTTATAAAATTTCATTGTTATTGCCCTGTTGCAACATAACTCACTGTAGCAGTAATTAAATTATTTTGCGTTGCCTGTGCTTGAACACTGTCGCTATCACTTAAAATAAATCTTTCTGTATCAATACTAAATGTTTCTCCGGCAGGAACTGGCATTGCATTAATAATCATGTTAGCATCGCCAGCAGGTTGACTTGATGGAACAACCCAAATTGTAACTTCGTCGTCTGTAGAACTTGTATTGCAAAAAATTAAACAAGTAATTGCGTTTTCGCCTGTTGAAACAAATACTTCTGTTTTGTCCGTTGCGATAAGTTGTGCGTTTGCGATAGCCATCTTAAATCCTTAAAATATAATTGAAAATACCAATGCTTTTCTTGCAGATATTAATTCACCTCTAACTTCTGTAGATGGTGATGTTCTGTTGTCATCTGCAACAAATAACAATCCTGTACTACCTGCGCCTAATGTTGATGTAGAATAAATCTTTACAGAGCCTTGGCTTCTAAATGGAGCAGTAGAAGATACACCAATTGATATACCGTTATTTACTACTGTAGTGCCTGTGCCAAAAGTTTGTAACGTTAAGTCTGTATTGGCTGTAGTTGTTCTTAGAGTACGATTTACAATAGCAATGCCTTGCATTGTAATACCGCTACCTTGAACTAAGAATTGACTAACTCCGTCAATGTATGTAGTTACTTTACTCGGTAGTCCTGATACGCTGTCGTCTGATACAGTAACATATGTGTTACCTTGTCTTAGTTCTAAAGAAGTTAATGAACTAGTAGCAGTTCCTGAAAAAGGTCTGTTATCTACATATTCTTTATTTGGAATATCATTAGGATGTGTTACTCGAGAAGCATAATTTTGCTGTCCTATAACTGACAACATTTCTGGTTGTCCGCTATTTCCTAACAGAATCATTCTGTTGGTAGTAGTGCTAGAATCAACAACTCCTGAATAATCTAGCATCAAAGAAGATAATCTTAAAGCGCTGCCTTTTTGTGAAACACCGTTACCAACAGTTATAGACCAACTTCCTGCATTAGAAGAAGTAGTTCCATTGTTTTTTGTCCATACCCAGGTATCTTCATTGAATAATATTCTTGCAGACGATGTTGTGCTATCTCTACTACCTCTATCGATTGCAAGACCTGCCGAACCGTATGTTACATATGAATTTGTTTCGCCTGCATTAAGTAAAAGAATATTATCTTGAATGTTAGTATTAGTTGCTGCAAAACTAGTCTGATTGCCTAAAACATTTAAACTACCAGTTATAACAACTGTTCCAGTGTTTACACCCGTATCGAGTGTAATAGTTCCTCCACGAGCAGTGGCTAACTTTAAATCACCTGTATATCTTATAACGTCTAATGCCATGGCGGTCAGATTCCTTTAACATATTTAGCCGTAAATAAGAAAAGGGCCGAAGCCCTTTTTTAAATTACATCTAAGTAATTTACTCTGCGTCGCCTTCAAAGTTTGTAGTACCTGTTGCTGTAGTAACAGCAACTGTAGATGTGCCTGCTTCTTCAACACGGGCGGCTCCATCAATTGAAGATACGCTAAAGTTCCACGGATAACGAGCACCGTCATTAGCAGTCATTACACGACCGGCCATTTTAACTGCACGTACCGCACTTCCGCCGTCTAATTGAAAAGTAATTGTCATTTCGCCAGCAGCGATCGCAGCAGATGCTTTATCAACTAATCTGCATGTTTTTTGCAATGAACCATCAGAGCAAACAAAAGTTTTACTACCTCTTTGTTTTACAATATATCCTGCAACACTAGCGGAACCATTGTGAAATTGAACTTTAATATTATTATCTGTATTTGCGCTAAAATAGCGTTTGTTAGTTGGACGTCCCATTTGTTTCTCCTTTAAAACGTTCTAGGTCTACGCAGCGGGTCAATTCTGCATAAGTCCTACTCAAGTGTAGGCACGATTAATGACACTGTATTTAACAAAAAACCCGCCGAAGCGGGTTTTTATTTGCCTTTTATCTAATTAAAGATTAACGGAAACTTACGTTAGCGCTAGTGATAGCAACTTTACCTAAGTAATCAGCAGCGTTACCTAGTGAAGATGCTGTGTTTGTTAACTCAACATATCCGTAACGTGTCATAAAGCCAACTACTGGTTCGAATGTTGCTGGATCTAGCACAACACCAGAACTCATTAGAGGAATATATGGGCAGTAGAACGCAGCAGCATCTGCTTCGCTTGTACCTTTGTATCCAACTAATACTTGGTTGTTGTCATCTGCATCACTCATGTAAGCATCAACATAAATTCTCATGCTGTTGTTTAATGTACCAACAAACTTAGTGTTTGTAGGTGCTTCAAATGTACCTTCTGTAGTACGTGCAAATGCGCTAGTTGTAGCAGACTGAAGGATCGTTAGAGCCTGGTTAGATACAACTGCCCAGTTAGCAGAACCACGACGTGTACGCTGAGCAATCAAGTTAGCAACACGGTTGATTTGAATCGCTAAAGCAGCATGCTCATCACCAACAAATGTAGCAGTACCACTTACAGCAGCCTGGTCATATGTCTGCTCAACTGAACCTAAAGAACGTAGACTTGCTAGTACTTCTTGGTCAATTTCAGCAGTAATTTCTTGTGCTAGAGCAGCCATAATTTCTGCTTCAATGTCAATACCTTGCATGGATTGTGCATCTTGTGCAGCCTCAAAAGTCCAGCGTGCGCTTAACTTACGTGTCTTCGCTTCAACTGGTGCTTTCAAGATTTGAATGCTCATACGCTTGCCTGGCCGACCTTCTAGAACAGCAGTTGTTTGCGCCTTTGGAGTTGCATCAACGTTGTTACCAGAATAAGCAGCAGCGATCTTGAATGGACTTAATGCCTCGTCACCTGCTACAATGCCGTCGCCGCTATCAGCATAACGAACACGTAGAGTGTGAATTTGTGCAACTGGACCTGTCATAGGCTGTACACCAACGATTTCGTTAGCAATAACAGTCGGCATAACACGTCTGATAACCGGTAAAATAACACGGTTTAATGTTGCAATGTTGCCGGAACTTGTTGCACCAGCAGTTGCGCTTTCAGCCAAATACTTGCGAGTATTCTCAAGAGTTGTTGCCATTACGGATCTCTTGGTACCTTGTAGGCCTTCAAGCAGAGCGTCTTTGGTCTCTGACCATCTTTCGTTTAATAATTGTGACATTTTATGTCTTCTCCTTGAATTAAGTTTATTTTAGACCCGCTAATTTGCGGATGTCTAAGATGTTTTCTTTTAAGCCTACCTCGGCTGTCTTTTGTTCCCGGTCTCCAGTTACTTCTGTGCTTTCAGTAATAACTTCTTTGGTTTGCACCTTAGTAGTTTTCTTAACTGCACCTTCCATAACTGCTGGTAGGTATTTGTCAAAAGTATCACTAAGTTTTGCAGTCTGTACAGACTCTAGCAATTCTTTCATAATACTTTTTTGCTCAGCACCTAATGGTGCTAGCATTTCTGCCATTACTTCTTTACGTTTAGCAATATCATAGGCAACACGAATTTCGCGGTCCTTAGATTCTACTAAATGTGTTTTTTCATTAACAGCAGCCCTTGCTTCTGCTAGTTCAAGTTCTTTCTTCTCGATAACCTTCAACAATTTACTTGTTTCAGATTTTTCGTTTAGATAACTTGTACCAAACTCTTGAGCAAATGCTTCAAATAAGCGGCGTCCAAATGCGTTTTCACGGGCACTATCAATATCTTCTTTGAGTTGTTTCATCTCAGAAGTTAATTTTTTAGTAACTGTGTTTTCAACAATTGCAGCACTACGCTTAATAAATTGCGCTTTGATTTCTCCAAACTTGTTTTTTGCTTCACGGACTAACTTAACTTTCGTTTCTGCTAAATCACGCTTGTCAATTGCAAACTCGTTGATTTCTCTTGCTAGAGCACCTACAATAAAGTTCTCTAACTTAGAAAAATTCTCAGCAACTTTATCACGATCGCTTTGGAATTCTACTAATTCTTTACCAAGTTGTTTCATGATAAATGATTCTAATATTTTAGCATCACCTGTCATTTTGCGTTGATAAGTAACCTTTGCTTCCACTAGGGCATTCTTATCTTCTGCTAACTCGGCCATTTCTGCGGCCAATCTCTCACCGATCATCTTGTCAAGTGCTTCAACCATAACAGCCTTATCATGGCTGTATTTTTGAGCAAACTCTTCACGAAGTTCGGCAGTGACTTGGTCGCGATTCTCTTGAATACGTTGGGTAAAAGCGCCTTCAATCTCAGACTTTACGTCTTCTGACATCACGCCACTTTCGACCAATTGTTTGAATGCGTCCAACATTTTTTGGTCTCCTTAGGTTTTTAACCCGTTAATAATATGAAGCATCGCCTCTCGTAGATACTTCTGGGCCTTTGGATCTTCTTTCACTTCTTGCGCTACTGTAAATGCTTTGTTACCTCCACGCATGTTCATGATATGTTCATAAACAGGTGTAGGATAAGCACCAGGAGCACTTGGTTGAGCAACTACGTCAACAGTAATAATCTCAAAATCTGCTACTTCGCCAGAACCTTCATTAACGTTACCGCTACCTCTAGAACTTACGCCAAGTTTTACGCCGCTTTCAAGCATTGTGCGAACTAAGTTACCCATTGGGGTAGGAAGGATTTTCATCTTTCCATAGCCATTTGGGCCGTCCATCCACATATCTGTAATCATATGGGATACACGGTCTAAATTTACTTTTAAATCATCAGGATGATCAACTTCACCTAAAACAGAATAACCACTCTGAATTTGATCATTTAAAGTTTTTACAGCGTTAGCAATCTCATTTACTGGATAAACCCGCTGGTTGGCATTTCGGATACCGCCTTGAATAGCAATTCCCTTCAAGTATAGATTCTTACCGTCCTTGTCATCAGACTCTAAGACTACTCTCGCCTGATCAAAACTTAAATGCTCTCTTAGATATGAAAGTTGTTTCATCCTATTTTCCTAATTATTGTGCTCGGTCTGCAGGAGATTTAGTATAAGCACCAGTTTCGCTAGTACCTTTTCTCTCTGCGCCATGACCTGCGGCAACTTTACTTAGGGTGTTACCTTGTGGCATTTTTGTTTTAGCGCTACCTGTGATGTTCTTTTCAACACCTTTAGTATATTCGCCTTTAACATTACCAACTAGACCTTGACCGCCCTTGCCACCTGCTTCAGTAGACTTGCTACCTAAGATGTTGTGTGCAGTTGCGCCTGTTGTTGGCTTACCTTTAGCAGTACTTACTGGACTCTTACCATTGTCTGGTGAGTCTGTACGACCTTTTTTCTCAACTCCGTGACCGTCGGAAACTTTTTCAACATATTCACGAACGCTTTCTTTAGCAAAAGGATTTTCTCCCTCGTCATCAGATTCTTCGTCGTCCATGTCATCATCACCTTCTTCGTCGTCCATTTCCATGTCGTCGTGTTCTGGTTCGTTTTCTTCGCCTGCCATTAGTTGTTCAAACTCGGCTTTCAATTGTTCTAGTGCGTCTTCTAAGTCAGCAATACGTTCTTCTTCAGAACCTTCGCCTTCGTCGCCTAAATCGCCGGCCATATCACTGTCCATGCCCATTGCATCATCGTCTTGGACATCAGATACAAAGTCATCGCTAGCGTCGCCGCCGATTTCTAGGGTTGTTTCTTCTTCAATAGACTCTTCCATGTCGTCTTCATCGTCCATGGCTTCTTCTACTGCGTCGTCTTCATCTTCTTCATCGTCTTCTGCTTCTTCAGCAATCATATTTTCGTAAATTTCTCTACTCTTCTCTACAACGATTTCGTGGAATAATTCATTTGCCTTATCCATTTCCTCGTTGACAAGAAGATCTAATAGTTCTTCAAACTTGTTAGACATTGCGGGTTCTCCTTTAATTAGATTGGCAAGGCTGTCCTATATATTTACAACCAAGCGCTAATACTTATGCGAAACAGGCCAAAAACGGCTCGTTTTTGGTAAAAAAGAGATTATAGTGTGAATTTTTGACTAAAATATTTAATATTCTAATTCAAAAAGTTATATAGATAGTTATTATACCGCAGGTTCAACAGGTGTAGCGTACATGATTTTTACAAACTTAAGATGTTCTTTTTGTTCGGCTTCTCTTACATCTCCTGCTTTTCTTAAATCGTTTATCATCCTTAGTGTAAGTCTAGTTTTTCTAGTATCTTTAGATGTTATTACACTACTGTCATCTAATGGTTCATAGCGATCGTCAGAATCTAAATCTGCACTTTCTTTGTTAAAATAAATGAATTCGTTTAGTAGCATAATACTATTTATTCCAAATTATTGTTGCGGCGGTAGTGTTTCTGCACCACCTAAATCTTCTGGAGGTATTTCTTCTGCTTGACTTAAATCTTCAGTATCTATATCCATTCCGCCTGCTGTAATGCCTGCACCACGCAGTTCAGCGGCTGCTGGTACTTGTTTAGCAGATAGACCATTTTCTTCTTTCCACATTTCCTCGTTCTCAGCCATTTCTTCTAATGAAAGACCTAAGAATCGTTTTAATGCAAACCGTTTGCTAATAAAAGGAACTGCAATAACTGCGCTATAACTAGAAATTCTTGCAGTATCCATTTCTGTTTGACGGTATGAAGCAAAGTTTTGTGGTGGATTAAATTGTAATTCAAATATATTAGGATCAAAGTTAATGCCTTTATGCATTAAGTAATCTTTAAATTCAATATCAAAATTCTCGTTTAAGAGACTTTGGAGACGCTCGCAGTACTTGTTGAATCGTAATTCTTGAATGTATGCTGTTCCAACTCTACCATCATTGAACGAAGATCCTCCGTCGTCAGGCCCGGTCGGAAGATAACTGCTAGGTATGCGTAGAGCACGAAACAACTTATTAGTAAAATATCTAAGATCATCAATTTCTCCTAAGTTAGTACCGCCTGGAAGAACTTCAACTTTAGAACCCCTACCTTCAGAAGTTTGTGGGAAAAAGTAATCTTCGTTGATACTTAACGGATTGTAACTAGCATCTACAACGCTTTGTCCTCCTCCAGTTACACTTGGGATGCGTCGTTGATTTACTTCGTTTTTCACACGCTCAACAAATCCCATTGCCAAGTGACTTGGCATATTACCTACATCAATATAAAACACTCTACGCTCTGGCGCACGTTGTATACGATAGATAATAATAGCGTCTTCAAGCAGTTCTTTCTGCTTGTAAACTTTAAAAATGCTTTCTAATAGACTATTTCCAAACGGAAAATTATTGTCCATTCCCTCGCTCATTGACAAATGTACCACATGTTCTGCATCAATTGCCCATTGATTTTGATTTACACCAAATCTATTTCCAGTATTGGTAGGACTAGATCCTACCATATTTTTATTACCGCCGCCACTGTACGCAGTAGGAGTAGTAGCATTTGTAGCGTTAGCATTGATCTGAGTTGAGCTTAGATTCATAAAGTTCGGATTAATATCACGAACAACATATTGTTCAGGCTTTTTACCTTCGCTTTCGTTGACAATAATTTTATCAACTTTGCTAGGATCTACATGCATCCATGCTCGTGTTTCCGGGTCACGAATAAAAAAACAATCTCCGTATTTAAATGCACTACGTACAATTTTAAAAATTCTTTTTTGAAACTTGTTTAATCGAGTCCATTGCTGCAATGATCGTTTAATAATTTTAACTTCTGTAGGAGTTGCCTGTTCTTTAAAGAAGATGTTAAATGGTGTAGAATTTTCGTCGTTAGTTTGAGAACAAAATTCTGCAAGAATATCTAGCGCAGCATTAACTTCGCTATCCATATCCATAGTATCGTATTGATTATATCTTTCAATACGATTTGGATGTCCTGAATAGACATCCGGCAAGTATGAACTATAATTTGCTTTGCTTCCGGTAGGTCCGTATGCGGAGTCTGCGCCGCTAATTGGACTTTTTGTGCCAGAAGCATTAACTGTAACGGGGGTGAAGTACTTTTTCCAAGACATAATTTAGACCGGATATAAATTTCCGGATAATCCTCTTAATGCATCAATGCTTCTGCGTCCTGTGTCTGCGGTGTCACGAACGTAAGATAACATTTCTGCTGTTTGCTTATTTAACGTTTGTAGTTCGCTAAGTAAATTTTTACCTACAACATCAGGTTCGTTATTTTCTTTCGGTGCAAATAATTCTGCCAAAGAATTTTCAAACTTTTCAAAAGGATTTGCCTGTTGTGATTTCATTGTCTTTTGCATTTCTGCTACTAGACCTGCTATATCTGGCTGCTGGAAATTTGTAGCACTAGGCATAGACATGTCTAATTGTACAGGAATAGTTCTACCATCTGGTAAAGGAACTACTGCTTCTGTACCGTGTAGTATTGCATCAAATCCAGATCTTGGACCGCTTAACACCGCTCCGTTTGCCGCAGCCGGTGCTTGATTAGGTTGCATAACAGTAGGGTCTTCTTGTGCTGCTTTACCAAATATACTAAATTTATCCCACACTGCTTGGAATACTTTTGATAAAATATCAGTAAGCCCGTCAGTAAGATCTTTAATTGCCTTGTCTCGAGTTGCAGGATTGATAAAACTTTTAATCCAATCTGTAATTTTTCTTAGTCCTGCTTCTACCTCAGGCAAAACTTTACCGGACATTCCTTTAAAGTCTTGTACTAAATCATTTGCAAACTTTGTTAAATCTTTAATAACAGGAAGCAATGCCATATAGACATCTCTTCCGAGATCTCTCATTGCTTTTTCTGATTCTGCTGCCGCGGCTGCTTCAGTTTTAGCACGGTCTTGTGCTTTTGTAACGTCGTTTTGCAGTTTTATTAAATCTTCTTGCGATTTTGCACCTTGCTTCAATGCTCTATTATAGTTTGCCTGTGCAGTCATAATGGCTTCAGCAGTTGGTCCACTCATCATACTCATTGCACTAACTAATGTAGTTCCAAACTGTTTAATGTCTTTAAAAGATCCTGCCATAGCAGCAGCGCCTGAACGATTAACATCGTCTATTGTTTTACCGCTATTTTGTATGTCAGATGCTATTCGATCTATACCTTGAGCAGCATTGCCCATTGTTGCTCTAAATGTTTGCGATGCGTCTGTCATATCTGGCAAATTCATTAACTTTGCTTGCAAACTTTGTACTGCACTTTTGCCGCCTACTGCCAGTGCTTGCGATAGGCCTGCCATTGCTTTTTTACGACCATCTTCATCTAATGTCTGCAGGTATGCTTCAAACGCTGCATTTTGTTGGGCTTCTTGTAGGGCTTTTTCTTGTTCTTCTCTACTCTTACCAGTTATAGTAGCCAACATGTCGAGTTGTTTCATGTAGGATCCTGCTGCCTCTGATAACCCTTTAGTATTACGCATTTCGTCTGCTGTCCGTCCGCCAGTCATTTTAATGTAGTTGGCTAATCCGTTTGCAGTTTCTTCTGCCGATAATCCTAGTGCTCTCAATTGTTCTCCCATAGGAGAATTTCTTAAATCTTTTGCTAATCTTACGAAATTCTTTGAACCGTCTTCTGCTCCTGCACCCATACTAGCCAATGCAACAGAATTGTTTGATAAAACAGTTCCAAATTGTTCAAGTGTAAGTCCTAGCGATAATGCTTCAACTCTAATAGTAGTCAGTGAGCCACCAAAGTTAACACCTGCTTTAGTAAGTTGTCTGTAGGTTTCTAATTCTGCTTCCTGTAACTGCAATAACTTTTGAAATGCGCCTGCAACTAGACCAATACCAAGTGGCAAATCTTTAAACGCACCTGCTAGATCGCTGGCAGCACCTGCTCCGTCAACTAATGAACCGGCTAAGTTTGTTAGATTACCTGCTGTTTTAAATGCACTGGCTGCAACATCTCCTACAACAGTTCCTAAAAATTGTGCTCCTTTGCCAAGGCCGTAGAACAAAGGATTAAGTTTAAGTAAGGAGCCTGCACTTAATGATGAGTTCTTACCCAGGGCAGTAACTGCTTGTTCTGCTTGTTCAACTGCTCTAGCATCCATTCCTGCCTTTTCAGCAAGTTTGGCCAACTTCTTCATTTCTTTAACGGAACCAGCAGATGCTAGCAGC